TCCCGTCCGCCCCGATCAGCCCCGCCTGCGCGAGGGCGATGTAGCGCGGATAGATGGCCGCCAGGATGGCCTGGCGCACCGGCGGCGCGATCACCAGCGTCCCGTGACCGGCCGCGATCAGCGCCGGCCGGATGAGCGGCCAGTCCACACCCCACGCGGCGCCGGCCGCGGCATGGACGTCGGGGTGCAGCGCCGGGGGAACCGGCGGGAGCGGGACGACGGCCCCGGTGCCGGTGGAGATGGCCTGGTGGTCGGCGGCGGCCTCTGTTGCATGCGCCAGCGGCGCGGTCGGCCTCCCGGCCGCGGCCCACGCTTCCGGGGATGGATACCCGGTGGCGACGCCGCCGAGCTTCCGCCAGGCCACGAGATCCTGATCGGCCTGGCTCAGGCCGGCGGCTGCGGCACCGGCCCTGGCAGCGATCTGTTCCGGCTGCAACTCGCGGTAGAGAGGACCGAAGAAGCGGCCCAGGGTTACGTCGGTGCCAGCGGCGTCCGGCACCCAGGCGGGGTCCATTCCGTGCGCCGCGCGCCAGGCCGGCGGGACAACGAACGACTCTTGCTCGAACCCCGGGGCCTGGTCCGCCGTCAGGTAGTCGAAGCTCTCCGGGAGGTTGGCGACCTCGACCCCCATGAAGTCCGCCCACCATCGCTTTCTCTCACCCTCGAAGGCCGGCGGGATCTTGCTCGGGTCTACGAGGGTGCCGTCTGCGTTCCTGACGCCGCTCGCGGATGTTGAGGCGTCCTGCGGTGGCATCGGGTAGGTGGGCGGCTTGAGGGCGGCGACCCTCTTTCCGGGTCTCCTGTTCGGACTGTTGGGGTCTGGGTCCCACAGCGTCAACACGAGCAGTCCGGCGTCGAATGCCGCTTGGCCCAACGTCTTGTAGGGTCCCATGTGAATCTCCTTTACCAATCGATTGCGAGAGTGATCGGCACGCCGTAGTCGCTGGCCTTCGCGCCCGGCGCCGCCTGGTAACTGTAGCTCAAGTAGGGCCGCGCGCCGAGCACCAGCGCCCGCCCGCAGCGCCAGCTTTTCGCGGCGCAGCTGTCGTTGCTGCCGAGGTGGATGGATAGAAAGTCGCGCTCGAGGAACAGCCCGGCGCGCTTGCCGACGAAGTCCCACTCTCCGCCGGCCCGCGAGAGGCCGCCGAGCTGGAAGCGGGGGCGCGGGTCGGGCTTGAACTCCAGCTCGAAGCTCGGCTCCTCGCTCGGCTTGCCCACCAGCGAGCCGATGGCGGTGCCGCCGTAGGGCAGGCGGGGGACCTTCTTCTCCGGCACCAGGATCGTCGTCTGCGCCTGCTCGGGCTGGTCCGAAGGAGAAGCGCTGCCGGCTTGCCCGGAGGCCCCAGCGCGCGGCGTCCCGTGCGCCTCCACCGGCTGGCGCTTCTTCTTCGTACCAGGCTTCGGCGCCAGCCGCACGGCGCCCGGCGCGGTGCTCAGGTGGTACTTGGCGACCAGCTCGGGCTCGCTCAGCTGGTGCGTGACGGACTGCGCCACCACCACCGGCTGCGCGGCCTGCAGTAGCTCCTTGCCGCGGTTGTAGCGGTTGACCACGGAGCTGACCAGCCATGCCAGCAGCACCAGGATGACCACCAAGGCGCTGATGCCGGCCGTGTGCCAGACATGCCGCCAGACGCTGCGGACGGGCGCCGCGACGCCGGCTTCCAGCCGCGCCAAGCGGTCGTGGATGGTTTCGGGGGTCGGGTCGGCTACCATTCCGAGCAGTTCTCCCCTCGTTGGTGCTCTTGGATCGCGAGCGTCCTTGCCCTGGCGCGTGTCGGCGCTGTCGCTGAGTGCCGGCAGTGGCGCCCGTGCGGAAAGTAGCAGTAGCCGAGGACGTACGCAAGCGGCTTCTCGTCCGTGAACTGGTCGAAGATGCCGAAGTGCCAGGTCTTCACCCGCTCCCTCCCGCCCGCGCGGCTGCCGGGGTCGATCACCGTCACCACGTCTCCCTCGCCGTCTCCCACGCCGCGCGGGCCAGTCCCGCCAGGCCGAGCACGCCCCAGGCGAGCAGGCCGATGGCGATCAGCGGCGCCAGCAGGGGCAGGCACCAGAGGGAGAGGGTCATGAGCGCCACCAGAGCAGCAACTCGCCGAGCCCGCGCAGCTCGCGGCAGCGCGTCAGCTGCCAGTCCAGCCAGAAGCCCCAGGCCCACGGGGCGATGAGGATGGCGGCGATCACTGGAAGAACCCCGGCTTGCCGATCGTCGCCCTCCACAGCTCGGAGATGCCTGCGACGATGACCGCTATGGCGTAGGTCCAGAGACAGCGGCCGACCCGCGGCCACGCGAGCCAGGCGACGGCCAGCCACGCCGCAGCGACGATGAGGGTGAAGCGGTGCCTGCGGAGGAAGGCCCCCATCACCAACCCCCGTCCCACTTCTCCACGGCGCTGTAGGTCTGCCGGCTCACCAGCCAAAGGAGCAGCTCGGCGCCCGTCTTGCGGGGCTTGGCGGCGGCGTTGAGGACGAGACACGGCGCCGAGTCGCTGCCGGGGCCGGGGCTCGGCGCCCCCAAGCAATATCGGTAGACCTCAGGCCAGTACCAGTCCTGGCCGCTGGCGTTCGCATAGGCTCGGCAGTCGGCCGGCGTGAGGCCGTAGGGATCGGGAGCCACTGGCGCGTCGCATGGCGGCACGGAAACGCCCGGCACGGCTGCTGCCGGCTTGTGCTGCGGCCAAGAGCAGCCGCCTACCAGCAAGACGATGGCGACAGCGAGAGCGACGATGGCGTAAGCCAGCAGCCACGCGGCGACGGTAAGCAGGCGGCGGGTCACGGGGGTCCTCCCGGGGCGAAGTCGGTGCGCTCTTCCGGCGTCACCAGGGGATGCCCGGCGAGCAGGGTGCAGGTAGCCCAGCACCCAGGCGGGATCGGCCGTGGACCGTGGCACTCCCGGGCGCACGGCCTGGCCGCCGGGTCGGTTTCTTCTCTCAGCCAAGCCGCCGCGGCGTCCGCGTCCGAGGTCCGGTGCGCCCTGGCGTCCATCGCCGGTGACGTATCGGCCTCGCAGGCCAGCAGCTCGCACTCCCGGCTGACCTTCCGGTCCGGCGTGTCGCGGTAGAGCGCCTTGGTCAGCGAGCAGCCGGAGAGGGCGAACGCCAGCACGCAGGCGAGGGCGGTCAGCGCCTCGCCTCGCCAGTTGCGCAGGACCCGACCGTCTGGGCCGACCAGCGCTCGGCCGTCAGATCCTCGGAGAGGGCGACCGTCTGGGCCGCGTAGAACTGCACTCTTCATGGCATTCCTCCTTCCGGACCGGCTACTTTCCCCAACGGCGAGCACTCGCCGTCCAGTTCCTTGCTGGCCGGCGTCCAGCGGCAGGACCAGGTCTGCTTGTAGCGGTCGACGCAGACAAAGCCCGTGTCGGTCCGCTCGGTGACCCAGCAGGCCACGGGGATGCCGGTGCGGTACCCCACGATGTAGTACGGCATGGGCATGCAGCCGGCGAGCAGCGCGGCGAGGGCGAGCAGGGGCGTCCCATCGAGCAGCGCTTTCCCTATCCTCTTGAGCCATCCGGCGCGCCCGCTCGGGGGGAGAGACCTGCCGCATGAATGGCAAGCACATAGACAGATCCGGCTCATTCCTTCGGCGCCTGGCGCGACACCCTCGCGCGACACCCTCGCGCTGGCACAACGCATCGCCATCGCAGTTCCCGGGAAGTCGCAGCCGCAGGCGCTCACCCCCTGCCCTCCGGCGCATCTAGCGCTTCGGTGACAGCCGCGGGCCAGTGCGCGCGCAGGAAGGCGCCCAGCTCCGGCACCGGGGTCGCCATGCCGCTTCAGCCAGATCGCGGTGCGCATCAGCCGGCTGAGGTTCGCCAGCCGCTTGACGTTCACCGCCCCGCCTCCGGCGCGCCCCTGCGCCTGCTGGGCGGCGAGGCACAGCTTGGCTTCCGCAAGAAGAGTCGGCGGCACGTCCAGCCCGACGAGATCCTGCAAGACGGTCAGCCGCATCAGGAAGCGAACGCTGATGCCGTGCTCCTTCGCGCCGCCTTCGTAGACCGGCTCGGCCGCCAGATCCCTGACCGCGCCCCTGATCTCTTCGACGTCATCAGCAGCCAGCCATCCCGCTTCGAGGAGATGGTCGTAGGCCCCGGCGTCATCGTCGCTCCAAGCCTCCCAGCTCATGGCTTGCTGCCCTCCACGTTCACCGTCTGTGCCACGCCCACCGCCGACGCCGGGGCCTGCTGCGGCCCCTGCGCGACGGCGATCGCCACCTTGGCCGCCACGTGCTTGTTGAAGCTCCGGTACGCCAGCAGCGCCGGCACCAGCACGCCGAGCACCCCAGTGACGCCGCCCCAGGACTTCTCGCAGAACCGCTGCGCGCTCTCCACGCCGAAGAGCGCCGCGGACGCCCAGATCGCCAGGAGCTCGGCGCAAAAGAGGACCACCAGCCAGATCAGCGGCGCGCTGGCCCCGCCGGGCTCGCTGGCCTGGAAGGCGCCGGGACTTGCCGGCAAACTCCCGGGAGTTACCGGGGCGCCGGGGAGCAGGGCGCGCACGGCGCTAGTGCTGGTGGAAAGCCAGCCGAGGTTCATGGGCGGCGCGCCCCTCTGACTGCTCGAGCAACGGCACGGTCAAGCGCCTGAGCATAGGCGACGGAGCGCCGGCAGTTCTTGCAGGTCACACGCGCCGGCTCGCGCCGGACGCTCTTGCGCCAGACCATCAAGCCGCAGGCGACGCGGCCAGAGTAGCCGGCGGGGAGCGGCGCGCCGCGGTAGTGGATCACGGAGTCACGCACCGAGCACCTCCCGCGCGCGGGCGTAGTACGCCTCGCGGCTCGCCAGGCCGTTCAGGCCGCCGTTGATGGCGCGGGTCACTTCGCGAAACGCCCAGTCGTCGCCGGCACCCTGATCGATGATCTCGTTGCACTTGTGCGTCGTCCAGTACCACCCGGCGATGCGGAAGCCCACCTGGGGCGTCGCGGCCTGCGCCGGGTCGCCTTCGAGGTCCACGTGGAGCGCCTCGCCGCACGCCCGGTAGTTCGCCCGCCCGGTGAGCTGGATCGGCCCGCGGCCCTTGTACCGCACGCCGTCGCCGGGCTCGGTGTTCCCGAGGTCCGCACGCCCCTCGTAGGCGGCCCCGCTGGCGATCTCCTCCATATAGCGAAGCTCGCCGCTCTCGTGCGCGAGCTGCGCCAGGAAGGCGGCGGCGCGGAGCTTGCTGTTCACCTGGAATTCAGCCATCGCCGCGGTCAGAAATGGGGTGTACAGGTCCATGCGCTCCTGCGGCAGGCTCGGCATCACGCGGCGCAGAACAGTCTCCGCGAAGGCGAAGTCCCAGAACTCCTGGCTGACCACGACCGCCGGCCCTACCCCCGCCGGAGCCTCCGGGACGGCAGGCGCTACGCTGCCGGCCTGCACCACATCCCCGGAGGGCGGCGGGGTGCTGCTCGCGCTTGCGGTGTCAGGGGGGGGCTGCTGGCCACCGAAGACCCGCTGAAGGAGCCCCGCCGCGGCGCTGACGAGATCGTCGAAGAAGCTCATGGGTGCAGGCGCCTCGCCACCGTAACCGCCGCCGCAACAGTCCAGCCGGTGAGGGCCAAAATGACCGCTGCGTCAGTCAGCGCCGCCAACACGAGGTAGACCTCGCAGCTCATGGCCCACCCAGCCAGCCGACCAGGCACCAGATCGCCGCGGCGATGGCGCCCAGCTCGACCAGGGCGGTGACCAGGCAGCCGGTATGCTTCGCCGGCGCTGTGAGCGGGGAGTGCGGCGCTCCCGGGGGCTGCGGGCCCGGCGCTGGCGGGACCTGCACGGCCGCGGCGACCGCACCGTCCGGCTGGATGCTCCCGCTGCCGAGGTGGTAGACCTTGAGCGGGGTGGCCGGCAGCGGCACGTCAACCGCCTTGAAGACCGCAGAGCTATAGTGCGCGACGCCATCCTTGGTGACCTCGACGGCATGGTCGTCAATCTCGCGGATCCGGTGCACCTGGCCGCTCTTGTCGGCGGCTCCCCACGGCGGCGTAGGCGCCCAGGTGGTGGCCCGGTTCGGTGCCGAGCCAAGGGCGCGCTTGCCGATGAGCACCGGCAAGGTGTTCGCGTCTACGCCGCGATCCAGGACGACCATCGCGGAGTCGCTGCCCACGTAGAACGTCACCGGGGTTGCCATCACCCACTTCGGGTTAGCCAGCGGGCGCGCCTTCAGCGCGATCAACTCGGGCATGATCGCCGCGACCAGCAGCCGATCGAGCGTCGGCGGGTTGGCAGCCGGCGCCGGCCCGCGTCCCGCTACGAAGTCGCTGGTCTCGTCGCATATCGTCCACTTGTCCAGCCCCGGCAGCGCGCTCCGCTGGCCGGTGATGGGCGCCCCCGTCCACGAGCAGAACCGCCAGAGGTCCAGCCACTCCCAGGCGAGAGCGGCGAGAGCGGGGCTGCCCTTGCGCGCGAAGACGGCCGCGCTGACCAAGAAGAAATACCAGTACCCCCCGTCCCTCGAGCCCACCTCCTTGCCCATCCAGCCGAGTTCCGCCTTCATCCTGCCGATCCAGGCCAGCATGAGGGCGTCGGCGCCGACCTGCCCGCGCGCCACCGCGTTGGCACCAGCGACCATGGCGTAGTTCCACGACCCACCGCGCAGGGCGCCGTCCATGTCCTCCTGGATCGCCGCGTTGCTGTAGGCCGCAGGAGTGCCAGCGGGCCACAGCTGGCCGGCCTCGATCCACTGGCCGGCGAGGAAGGGGTGCGGGATGCGGCGCGGCGGCCGTACGCCCAGCCAGGCCGCGAGAGAGGACTGGTTGTTCTGGACGCTCCCGGTTCCGTCGGTCGTCACGGTACCCCTCCCGCCGGGACCGCCCCGGCCGTCAGCCAGCCCACCAGGAAGTAAGCGGCGATGCCGGCGGCCAGCAGCCCCATGGCCCAGATGGCCGCAGTGAACAGCCGGTGGCGCCAGGGCCGCGCCAGCCGGCGGCGCTCGCGGTTCAGCCGCTCATCCTCGCGGCGTGCGACCTGGTGCATCTGCGGGCGCCGGAGCGGCTGCTCCTGCCAGGGGCGGCGGTCGGTCACCAATCCGCCCCCCTCGTAGATGGCCCGATGCAGGAACTCGTCGGCGAGAAGGTGTCGAGGCGGCGCACACTCTCTCGCTCAAGAGCGACGAGACGCTTCTTCAGGAGCGCCACCTCCTCCGCAAGGCTCTCCACCGTCGCCACCTTCGGACGCTCCGCCACTCGCTGCGGAGGAAGTCGGCGCTCCTCCTCCGTGCAGGAGCAGAGAGCGCCCGGAAGTGCCCCGCAGCGACAGACGGTGCCCGGCAGGCCGTTGAACATGAGCCTCTCCGGGCGTTGCTTCCTCGCGCGCGCCATGCTCACCGCTTCCTCCGGCGCTCAACCTCGCGGCGCCCCGCAGCCGTCAGCGGCCACCAGGGCCGGCGCGGGTCCGGCGAACCATCGCGGCTGAGTTCCGCGTCCCATCGTCCGACGCGCCGCACCAGCCCGGCGTCAGCGAGCCACGCCAGCGCCCGCGACCGCCGGCCGATGCGGGCCTTCCCCCGCGAGGAGGACAGCTCGCGCAGGAGGGAGAGGGCCGCCTCGGAGATCGCCATGGAGGGAATCATCGCGCGATCGTCGCAAAAAAGCAAGGGCCGTCCCGACGACCACCGAAGCGTGGTATCATTCCAGGCAACGCAGCAACGGACAGCTTGACCCAAGGGAGAGAGCCCGCCACCCAGGCGCGCACGACGCCGCCCGCCATTCGCCACCCCTCGCAGCTTCCCACCACAGCTCATGCCCGCCTAACCAACCAGGGGCGCCGGTCGATCAGAACGGCAGGCGCCCCTCCCGCCTTGCCTAATGTTTGGACATAAACCACCAGAGCAGCGCCGGGAGGGCGACCAGCAGGCCGCCGAGCAGACCCCAAACGCCCGACTTGACCTTCAGCGCCGAGATGTCTGCACTCGTCGCGGCCTGAAGCGCGGAGAGCTTGTCGGCGAGTTCCTCGGCCACGCGGCGTGCCTCATCGCTGACTCCCTGCGCCAGGCGGCGCGCTTCCTCGCGGACCTCCTGCTGCTCGCGCCGCAATCTTTCCAGCTCGTCCGTCCGGAAGGCATCGATCCTCTTGCCGATCAGCTCGCGGACGTCCTGGATCGATTGCGCAACCCGGTCCTGGGCGGACTCGATCCGGCCGATGTCGCGGGTGATCCGCTCCTTGAACTCGCCCCAACCGGACAGTTCAAAGCCTTCTGCCACGTCACGACTTCTTCCTGATGACAGCGCAGTAGTAGATGCCCTCCGTCACCACCAGCGGCGCCAGGTTGATCTCGACCGGAAACTCGTCGCCGCTCCTGTTTACCGCCGTCAGCGTCAGCCCGACGCCCATGGGGCGCACCCGCGGCTCCTTGACGAAGCCGGCGAAGTGCGCGCGGTGGCGCTCGTGGAGCGACTCGGGCAGGAGGGACTCGACCGGCTTGCCGATCATGTGGGCGCGCGGGTGCCCGAAGAGCAGCTCGAGCTGCCGGTTGGCGAGGACGATGGTGCCGCTGCGGTCGGCGATGACCACGGCGTCGGGCAGCGACTCGACGATCTCCGCGAGCAGCTCCGGGTCGGGGAGGGCGCGCGTGGCCATCAGGTTGCCCCGCCGCGATCCAGAATCGGGCCGCTGCCCATCGGTGGGTGCTTCCACTCCCCCGACTTCACGTCCGCCGCACGCTGGACCAGCCACGCGCTGAGCTTTTCGTTGAGGGCGACGCGCGCCTCACGCACCATCTTGCCCAACGCACAGAACTCCTGCGCCCAGGCGATCAATTCTTCCTGCGTGCAGTGCAGGGTGTCTGGCGACGGGTCCCACGGCGACGGCTCGGCCATGGCTTCGAGCGCCTGGCAGCCGGCCTCACCGAAGACCTGGAGCGCGGCACCTTCGGCCGAAACGTTGCCCAGGGCGTTGAGGATGGCCTTTGCATCGGGTGAGCGTGGCATCGCTACCTCCTTGTCGCGAGAGGGCGCCAGCCGTTCTCGGCCAACTTCTCCCGCAGGTTTTCCATCAAAAGCCGCTGCGTCTCGAGGCGATCATTTGTGGCCGAGAGCGCCGCCCTTACATCCCCGAGTTGGGAGGTCAAAACGGCTACCTGCTGCGCCTTCGCCTCCTTCTCGCGCTGGAGGTCCCTCACCTGCTCCTGGAGCACTGCGACCGAGCCTTCCCGCAGTCCATCGCTGTGCTGCCACCCGCCATAGCTCCCGATCAGCCCGACCGCGAGCGCGCCGAAGGCGATCCACGCCCCGACGCTCATCCCGATGTGGCGCTGAAGATGCTCCGGCATCACGCGAATCCTTGACCGCAAGTCTTCGCGAATCCTAGCCCACCACGAGCGGCGAGCGGGCGCCAGGGGCAGGGTGCGGTCGGGGATGGCATCGGTTACCACGCGCCCCCCCGGCTGCGGGCCGTGGCGGTGGCGCTGCCCCACTCCGACCCGGCCCCCCCTTGCAATCGTCGCGCGATCATCGTACACTCCTCTCCGTGGACGCCTGGACAGCACCCACGAGCAGCTTACCAGTTTCCTCCCCGTGGCAGCCCGACCCCGCCGGCGCTCCCGTCCAGGCGTCCGCCGGCAGGCCAGGGCGCCCCGGGGGTTTCCCGAGAGGGAAGGAGTCAGACATGCGAGTCACGTCCATGCGTAGCACCGTGAAGGTCGTCGTCCTGGTGGTCGGATTGCTGCTGGTCGCGGGGAGCGTCGGTGCCGAAAGCTTCATCGTCAACCAAGCTCGCTCCGTGCCGCGCCCCGCCTCCCAGAACGCCGGGCCGACCATGCCAGTCAACGGCTTCGTGAGCGAGGTCCTGATCTCCTGCCCGCAGGGCGGTGGCGCCTGCTCGGTCGTGCTCTACGTCCAGGACGGGAACACCGTCCCCATCGTCTGCACTCCCGCCAAGACCAATACCGGTGCCTGTGCCGAGTTGGGCGGCAAAACCATCTCCGCGACCGTCTCCCCGGTCTACACCGGCAGCGGCGCTACCGTCACTCTCGATTGCGAGAGCACCCCCTGCGCCAACTGCCAGTAGCCCGCGCTCCGCGCCGGCCGTGAGTCGAGACAGCCCCCCGACCACGGCCGCGCCGATCCGGTTAAAGCCACCCACCACCGCACGCTCCACTCCGGCCGTAGCCACCGCGAGAGCCTGCACATCGCCGCGCAGGCTCGCCTTCCCCTCCTCCGCGCCGTCGATCGCTTCAAGCGTCTGCAACGACGCGACCGCCATCGTCCGGCACATAAACTGGAAGTACTTGACCATGCAGCCACGCAAGATGCGCACGGGCTGCCCTGGCTGCTTATCAATGATCTGATTCTCCCACGCCGGGCAGAGACAACCGGCAAAGTCGTCACCGGGGCGCCACTGTGTACACTGCCACGCTTTCCTGTAGGGATGCGGCGTAGCCTGCGGCGTTGCCGCCTTGCGCTTCGCTCCCGCCCTGCGCTTCGTCACCATAAAATCAATTCTTCGTGCAGAGAGAAACGTAGGCGCGCGGTGGGCGATAAGTCGCTGGGCTGCTGACACTGTGCGCATGAACGCCAGGGTTGGTGTTCGCAAACGTGCTGGCGAAACTCAGGCCGGCAAATGCGCCGCCCCCTTGCCCATACGGCACCTCGGAAAACAGCAGCGTGTGATTGGCAATCACCAACCCGCTGCTCTGGTCCCACGGCGTCCCGCCGCTCCCGGTGTCCACCGTCCCGCCCGCGTGCGGACCGCCCCCGCCGGTGCCGCTGTTGTTCGTGATGGATACCAGCGTGTCATCGATCGTGGTCACCCTGGTCCATCCCGCAGGAGCCGCCGCCTGGTAGAACAGCACCGCCGTCGTGGCAGGCGCCGGCAGGATCGCCGGCAGCGACGTGAGCAGCGAGCCACCGACCGCCGGCAGGCCGGAGGCCCCGAGCTGCGGAACGTTGCCGTTCGCAGTGCCGAGGGTGGCGGTCGCGGCGGTGCCCAGGCCGAGCGACGCCTGCGCCGTCGCTTGCGAGGTGATTTCGCTCAGATTGTTAGCACCGAACATCACGCCAGACCTACCCGGCACGTCACAGAAAAGATTCCGAGTACCTACGCCCCAGCTCACCGGATTCCCTGGACCGCCAGCGCTGCTGTCGAGTATCGTGATGCGTGACACCGTAGGGCCGGCCGAGTTGTACTGATAGATCGCTGACTCGAAATTCACGTTGTCGCGGCAGCAACCGTAAAACTGCTGCCCGTTGGTCAAGACGCTGCCGATGCCGCGGAACGGGGCCGGGAGCGCCCCGCCGAGCGAGTACGCGCCCGTCCCGGTGGTAGTAGTCGTGTTGCCCATGAGGGCGTACAGGCCGGCCATTTATCGTTCCCTCGCTAAGGGCATTCCTCTGCCTCAAATTCCTGCGAGATCAGCGGCAAACCCGTCACCGCGCTCAACGTCGTCCAGGTAAACTTGACACCAGTCTTGAGCGTCCCGTAGATCTGCTGCTCCATGTAAAACGCGCGATCATCGGGATCGAGAATGCAGTGCACGTCCTTCGTCCCGCCGCGCTGGCGCACAATCTTGTAAAGCGACCGGAACGACTCGCTCTTCGGCAGGTACTCCATGCCGAACGTCATCCCGCCAGTCTTGACGCGCACGGCGGGATACTTCTGGCCGCCGCCGGTCTGCTGGTGGGCGCTGCTCGAGCTGCTCGTCGGCACCGGCTCGACCACCATCACGCTCCCACCGAGCTTTGCGCCGCGGCTCGCCTGGTAAGCGTTGCACCCGTAGAAGCGGCCAGCCTGGAAGTAACCCGCCGGGTTCGCCGCGTCCGCGACATCGGCACGCCAATACCGGAACGTTTGAGGCGACGCGCCGAGCCAGACATAGCCGTGCACGCGATCCCACCATGCATCATTTGCATCCGGCATCAGCGTCGTCGCGGTCGAGTCGTACCCCGCCGAGCCGTTGGTCAGGTTGGCGACGGAGGTCGCACCGCGCACGCGGAGCGTGGCCGCGCTCGTCGCATTGGTGTAGAGCAGCTCGATCAGGTTGACCGTCGCGGCCGCACCGGCGTCGGCGACCAGGTAGATTTGCGAGAGGTCCGTCCAACGCGCCACGTCCGAGGGCTGCTGCGACTGCAACGCAGAGATCGGCATGCTCCCGGCGGTGGGACCGCCGGAGAGCGCCCAGGCGTCCGAGGTCGGCACGGCAATCACTACATTACCGATGTTACACCTCGCCAGGTAGCGCCCTTACGCACGCGCTCTCATACAATCCCTCCCACCCAACCACTGGCAACCATCGCTCCGTCTCTACCATCGTCACCCCCACAGCACTAGCTCAATGTCGTCCGGCTGGTCCACGGCTGGCAGCACGTTCTCGACGATCCCGACGACCACGTAGCTAGCCCCCTTGAGCAAGCGTACCACGGGACCGCTCTGGTTCTGAAGCGTGAGCGTCAGGGACACCACGCTCCCGAGGTCATAGGCGAACAGCTTGGTCGGCGCGAGCGCCAGCTGGTAGAGCCCGCGCGGCACGTTGGCGACCGGCTGGCGCAGGGCGTAGCGCCGGTCCGCCTCCTTCTGCGCGTCGGCCTGGACGTCCAGGAGCGTCGTCTCGGACGCGTCCTCGGCGAGCGGGAAGGCGGCGCTCGGCGCCGGCAGGCTCCCGTTGGCGGTGAGCGTCGAATAGTCCTGGGCGTAGAGCGCCTGGAGGTTGGCCGCGAGCGACGTGACGAACGTCCCGGCGCTGGCCGTCTTCCAGATCCGGTGGTAGCCGAGCCGCAGGCGCCACGGCGGGTCCGGCGTGGCGAGCCGCTGTAGCGGCTTGGCGTCGATGATGACGTCCTTCTCGGTCAGGTAGAGCGACGCCGGCCCCGGGGCCACCAGGATCCCCACGGTGAAGAGCCCCAGGCGGTTCGTGGCCCACCAGCCGCCCGGGCTGGACATGACGAGGTCCAGGGCGGCGTCGATGTTGACGGGCGCGACGCCGGTCGCGAGGCCGACGGGCGCGGTGCTGGCGGCGTTGGCGGCGACGATCGAGGGGACGTTGACCTGCGCCGGGTCGGCAAAGCCGGCGAACGCGGTCACGATGCGGCGCGACACGTCGGCCGCGGAGGAGACGAAGCCGCCCACGTTGTCGCCGTGCGCGTCGAAGGTCACCAGGCCGCCGGCGGTCGAGACGGAGAGCGTGAAGTAGCCGCGGGCGAGGTCCGCCGTGTACTGGCTGCCCGGCGTCAGCGAGCCGCTGTTGACCTGCACGTCGTCGAGCGACTGCGAGCTGCGGTGGGCAAACTGGTAGGTCGAGCCGCCCGGCGTGTTCGCGTCGACCAGGATGGCCTCCGCGTGGCGCACGACGCCCAGGCAGACCGGGATCGGCTTGCCTGCGATCGACGGGTCCACCCAATCGCCCTGCCCCCAGGTGCAGCCGGTGAACGCGCCGTCGTGGCCGCCGGAGGTCTGGTCGTGGAGCACCGTCCCGACGCCGTCGCCGGCGACCCAGCCGGGCCAGTAGCCGACGAGCCCCGTCTCGGTGCCGAGCATCCGGAGACGCATGTTAGCCTGGATCTGCGCCTGGGTGCGCGCGACGTTCCAGATGCGGAGCTCGGAGTAGCGCGAACCAGCGGCAGCGGCGATCCCCAGGCCGGTGGTGATGAACGCCTGGAGCTTACCGGTCGTGGCGGCCAGGTTCCCCGTCAGCCCGCTCCACGAGGCGACGCTCACCGCGCCGACGTAGAGCGTGATCGTCTGCGCCGCGTGGTCGTACGCCGCCGCGATCTGGTTCCAGCCGAGCACCACCTTGCCCGACGCGCTCTCGAACTCGGGGCCGGTGCCGAGCCCGCGGAGGGTGAGTGCGACGGAGCCGGAGTTGATGTAGCCGGTAAGCAGGTCCCACCCGTTGCTGAAGTCGTCCTGCCCGATGAGGTACTGCTGGCTGAGCGTCGTCAGGTACCACCAACCCTCGACCGTGAAGCTGCCGGTCACGTTCGGGAACGTCGCCATCTGCACCTTGTCGCCGGCGTTCACCACCTGCGGACAGGGCGCCGTGTAGAGCTGCTTCTGCATCGGCACCGAGAAGAGCCCCTGCATGTCGCGCAGCGGGAGCGACAGGACCTCCGTCGTCCAGGTCGCGCCGCCGCTAGCGACGGTCCCCTGGAAGATCTGCGTGAACTGCGACCACGGCGCGCCCTTGGCCCCCAGGTAGACCGCGATCGAGCAGCCGCCCCAGGACAGGCCGGTCAGGTAGTCCGGCACGCCGTCCGGGATGAACACGCCGATCGTGCCGTACCCAGGGATCGAGTGCGCGGCGAGCTTACCGCTGGAGAAGAGGTTGACCTGGAAGTTGTAGGGGCTCTGGAGCCTCGCCGTGAAGTGCTGGTGGGCCGGCGTGTCGCCGGGGCCGGTGTGGTACTCGTTGCTGGCCAGCCAGACGCCCTGCGCGCCCCCGGGCGGCCAGGTGGCGACCGCGCCCGCCGCCGGGTCCCACGGCGTCGCCACGACCGCGTAGACGCGCTCAACCGACAGGTCCGACAGGATGCCGCCGAGCGGCGACGGGACGCTGAGGTCGTAGGCCGACGGGAGGTCCGAGATCCCGGAGATCGTCGGATCGTGGATCGCGAGGCCGGGGTACGCCACCTAGCTGGCCCTCCGCTCGAGCAGCCCCAGCAGACGCGCCATCTGCCCCTGGTCGGTCTGGTCAACCGCGATCAGCGCGTCGAGCTTGCGGCTCAGCTGCGCCGTGTCGGTCACGGCCTGCCTGCGGTGGTTGTCGACCGCGGTCACGACGGTGCCGATCTGGTCGAGCTTCCGCGAGATGTCCGCCGCGTCCTTGGCCGCGGAGGCCGCCTGCGCCTGGACCGCGCCGACGACGGGCGCGGCGTTCGCGGCCACGACCGGCGGGGGCGGCAGCGCGTAGGTGCTGGTATAGCCGAGGCTCTGAGCCTGCCCCGGCGAGTTGACGTAGCCGCCCCCACCGATGATCCCGGCGTTGTCCCGGCGGATCTCGTTGTAAATGTCCGTGTACGGGCTCTCGCTGCCGTAGAAGGCCCGCGCCTGCGTGAGCAGCGCCTGCTCGATGTTGGGCAGGTCGGTGATCGCCTGGACGTCGCCGCGCTGCGCCCGCGCGAGGTCCTGCTGGTAGGCCAGCATCGCCGCGTCCTCTTTCTGCTGCGCAGTGAGCGGCGAGAGCTGGGCGTTGAGGTCGAGCGACTGGTCAAACTTCTTGAGCGCGTCGACCGCCGATTGCAGCGCCGACGCCAGGCTGTTCGCGGCGGAAGCGGCAGAGGAGGTCGCCGCAGTGTGCGGCGCGTTGACCGCGGCCCAGTCTACCGGATGACCGGCGAAGTACGCCTCGATCCCGGCCACACGGTCAGCCAGCGCCTGCGAGATGACGCCGTTCGCGAGGAGGATGTCCGTCTCCTCCTGGAGCTGCGCAAGTTGGATCTCGAACGTGATCTGTTGCAGCTCCTGCTTGACCTTCTCGGCGTCGGCGGTGTCGCCGACCGCGTTGTAGATCCCCTCGATCATCGTCAAGATGTCCGAGGTCCCCTGCGTCCGGATCTGCGCCATCTCGCTGGCGAACTGGGCCGAGCTGACCGCGCCGTCCTTGAGCCCCTGGTTGAGCGCCTGGACCGCCAGGCTGAACTTGTCAGCGTTGGCGCGCGTCGCGTCGAGCGGCAGCGACAGGGCGCCGACGTATTGCATGACGAGGTTGGCTTCGGCCTGGAGCTGCGCGCGGCGGATGCGCCCGAGCTCCGCCTCGCCGTCGCCCATCTTCTTGGCCTCGGCGTAGGCGTCGTCGAACTGCTTGCTGCTCGCCGCCAGCGCGACGGCGAAGGCGGACATGCCGTGCGCCTGCTGGATGAGCGGCGTCACCAACCCGTCGATCGTCGCCTGCGTCTGTTTCCGCAGCAAGGCGATCTGGTCCGCCTCGGCCTGCTCTAGATCCTTGTAGGCTTGAGAGCTGGCCTTGAGACCCTTCTCCTGGCGCTTGGTGTCCTCCTCGATCTTGAGCATCCCCGCGTCCCACGGCGAGAGCCCGTACTGCGCCAGGGCGAGGGCTGCGGCTTGCAGAGTTTGGAGCGCCGAGGCGACCGTCGTCAGCGTGCTCGCGGTCCCACTCCCACCTGGCGCCCTGAGGTCGCCGGGCTTGATCGTCAGGCCGGCGAGTTGCTTAAGCAAATCCTGGTCACTCTGGATGGCCTGATTGATCGAATCGAGGAGCAGCTTGTTAGACTGATCGATCACGCCGGCAGACTTAGCCTGGATACCTGCGCTGTCAACCGTGGCCCGCGCGACGAGCCCCAGGCCGTTGATATAAGCGCCTTGCCCGGCGATGCCCAGCGCCTCGACTTGCAGCTGGATGATCTGCTGTTGGATCTGCGCCTCTTGTAAAGCCAAGGCATTGTTAAACGTCTCGCGGTCAAGTTCCTGCTGCTGCTTCGCCGTCAACTTCTTACCGATGATCGAATCGCGCTCCTGGGTGTCGAGCGCCACGAGCCCGGAGTTCACGTCGCCGAGCATGGTCTTGAGGTCCGCCAGCGACAACCCCATATTGACCAGGGCGGTATCCTCGGACATCGCCGTCGCAACATAGCTCTTCATGTCCGTGGTGATCTTGGAGATGGCACCGTGCGCCCCGTCGATCACCTGCTCCAGGACCTGAACGTTAGAAAGGATCACGTTCGGGTCAACGGTGCCAGTCAGATTCTTTACGTAGTCCTGGATAACCTGCGGCAGGTCACCGAGATTGGCAACGCTGAACGCCACCGCGATCGCGTGGTCGATCGCCTGCTGCATGGAGGTGAAAGTGCCAATGATCGTATGCCCGACGGTGGCCTGGAACATCAAGCCGTTCGCCGATACCTGGATCGCGATCGCCGGCAGGCTCTGGATGATCTGACCAGTGGCCTTTTCAAACCCCACGAAGAAAGCTTGCAACGCCTGAACAACCTGCTGGCTTTGCGCATCGAACGAACTGATGCCGCCACCGGCAGCGCCGAGCCCAACATTCACCTGTCCGGTCCCGGTGTAGGATACTGGTGACGCGCCACCGTAACCCATCGCCGGCCCGAAGGTCTTGTTTGGATCTGGTCCAGCCTGACTCGCCCACCCGGCAATGACGTTATAAAGCACCCAGCCAGCAAAGGCAGCAGCGGCAACGTAAACGAGCCCGGTAAGACCGCCGCCGAAGGCGCTTACCGCCGATCCGAGTAAGCCGCTGCCGCCGCTGCCGCCAGCACCACTTGCAGAAAGATTCGTTGCGGCCGCATCCAGTTGAAACGCCGACGCATCGAAATTCTGCGAGTTGGCTGTGAAATATTGACTGTTAGCCCCGAACGCCCCGCTCGCAAACTTGGCGAACTCTTGCTGCGCATCAGCCGCCCCGGTCAGATTGGTCCCGGCGTCCTTGAGGAACACCACGGAATCGCTCAACTGACCACCAGCGGTACCGAGAGCGCCGCCGGCTCCTAGCAGGCTGCTCCCGCTGAGCTGCGCAACAAACGCACCGAACTGCGTCACGGCAGACTGAAACTGCACGTTCGCACCGGCACCCGGGCCACCCCCGAACAGCGCCGTCTGCAACGTCGCGCCCTGCCCGAAGATCGCCTGCACCAGGTTCGTCTCGGCCGCGTGCGCCAACATGTTGGCGAGCGAATCGACCAGGCTCTTTTCCATCCCCTGGAGCGTCGTCGTCCAGTTTACCGCCATGCCTGCGGTCTGCTCCGCGAACCCCTGGAAAAATCCTTCCCAATCCTTGCTGATCCCGTCCGCGATCGCCTTCTCGTCAGTCGCGCGCTGCTGCAACACGGCGTCGAGCTGCTTGTACGCCTGGATCTGCTGGGACACGCCCGCGAGGTCCGCCGCGAGCAGCTGCGCCTTGAGCTGTCCTTCCTGAGTCGCGAGGTCGATCCCCTGCTTGCGGATCGCCTGGAGCAGCAGCTCCTGGTAGGCGACGTACCCCTCGGCGCTGAAAAGTGACTGGTAGCGCGACGCGAGCGCCCCGACCTGCGGGTTGATCTGCGAGTAGACGCCGAGCTGCGCCAGGAGCTGCGCGGTCGTGTCGATCGCCGACTGCACGCCGGAGTCGTAGATCGCGTTCAGCTCCTTGCGCGCCACCCCCTCGTCCTTGACGCCCTGGAGCACCTGCTCATGCTGGACCAGGTCCCTGACCCGCGCCTGGAAGGCCAGCGCCTCGAAGGCGTTGTCTTCGGTGTAGCCTTCCTTGCGCGCCTCGGCCTCGGCCTTCGTGAGCTGCGCCGCGGCGATCGAGGCAGTGTTGCTCCGCGTCACCTCGTCCATGAGCGCCGCCTGGGCCGCGCGCATGGCGACAACCTGCGCCTGCTCCTCCTTGATCGCGGCGACGTAGCCCAGCGCCATGGCGCTCGCGCGCCCCTCGGCCTCCGCGTGCGACAGCAGCGCCACCGCGGCGGCGCTCTCGATCGGGACGGTGGTAGCGAGGATCGCCGCCCGCTCCTTCGACACGGCCGCCGCGATCACGCTCGCCGTGGTGTTCTGGTTCTCCGCGTCGGTCACCTTGGCGAGCGTGGCGGCCGCAATCTTCTCGTCCTCCTCGCGCTGCTTGCTGACCAGGATGTTCAGCTGCTTGCGGGTCGTCTCGCTGTCAATCGCAACGCCGAGGTCGTGGATCTGTTTCAGCTCGGTCTCGTTCACGCCGACGCTCTTGAGCCGCGCCTCGTCACGGAGCTTCGCGACCTCGGCGTCGGCCGCGAGCGCCGCGGTGTGGAGCTTTACGGCCCCGGCCCCGGCAACGGCGTCGTCGGCCTCCTGCGTGGCCTTGGCGAGCTTGGCCTGCATCAACTCGACGGCCTTCTCCTCCTGGTCGTTGAACGCCTTCTGAGCCTTGGAAAGCGCCCCCAGGTGGTTCGCGTCGGCGGCGGTCTTGCTCGACTCGCCGAGCTTGGCGGTTTCCGTGGCAGCCCTATCTAGCGCATCGGCGTGCACCAGCGCCGAATCACCGGCATTCTTGAGTAACCCAGCCACCGAGCCGGTGGCACCAGTCACGAAAGTCTGAGCGGCGCTACTTGCTGCCACGAGGCCGCCGGCCCACGACAGCATCTCGGCGATGACATCGGGCGTGAAGCCGAGCAGCTTGGCGATGTTCGGGTGCTCGCTCGCGGCCGAAACGATCGCCGCCACCTGCATCGCGAACGCCTGGGTCATGGTCCGCATCGCGCCGGCGATGAAGTCACCGATCCCCGTGACCATGCTCGCCAGGCCGGTCAGGAAGTACCCGACCATCTGCTCAGCGCCGGCAGCGAGTTCAAGCATGTCCGCCTTGCCGCCGCTCGCCATGGCGTGCACGGCCGCCTTGACCGCGTCGAAGACGCCCATGCCGACCAGGATCTTGCCGCCCGTCTCCGTGAAGTCGCGGCCCAGCATCGCCCACTGACCAGAGAGCGTCTGAGCGTCGGCGGCGGCGGCGCCCTGGTACCGCGACAACCCCGCCAGAATCATCGCCTGCGCACCGGCGATGTCGCCCGACTGGGCCATCGTCTTGATCTGCTCCTGCTGCTGCGCATCGAAGTCGATCCCGGCCTTTCGCAGCCGGCCCAGCGCCTGCGCCGGGTTGTCGAGCGCAATCCCGATCTTGAGCGCCATCCCCTGCATGTCGCCGCCGGTGTTCGCCGCGACGTTCGCGATGGCTTGCAGCGCCGCCGGGAAATTCTCGCCCTTGATGTTCGTGAACGACAGCAACAAGTTCTCGGCGCCCTTGATCATCGGCTCCGTGAACCGCGAGCCGGCCTCGAGCTGCTGCGCCATGGTGTCCAGCTGCCCGGCCGTCCAGCCGGCCCCCTCGCCGGTCGCGCGCACCTTGACGTCAAGCTGCGTCGAGATCCGCTCGACCTCGGCCGCGTCGGCCACCCACCCCTTCATGGTGTCCGCCATCAGCGCGAACGCCGCGATCGCCGTCGTGACGACGCCGAGTTCGCCGAGGACATCCTTCATCGAGCCGATGCTCTCGCCGCTGGCGTCCGACTTCTCCTTGAGATCGGCCAGTTCCGTCGAGAGTTCGGAAACCTTTTCCTTAAGGTCGGCCACCTCCTGCGCGGACGCCCCGGCCGCGCCGCCCACGCCCCGCAGGCCGGCCTGCGCGTCGGCGGCGCCGGCGAAGACGATCTGGATCTGGATGCCAAATTTCGCCACTGGCTACCTGCTCATCGCCTTGCCGCACAGCTTGCACTTGCGGGTGCCGTCCGGCCGCCATGGCCGCCAGCACGCCTTCTCGCAGCCCGGGCACTTCTCCTGCCGCTCGCCGGCCATGGCGCACTGTTCGTCGTCGATCGCCGCGAACAGCTCGAGGTAGGCGTCCCGCTCGCCATCGTCCTCGACGCGCGACGCCGCGAGCCACGCCAGCTGCTCGGCGACCAGGGACCGCCGGCCCTCGGCGTCGCGGCCGAGCCGGGTGTGCGCGTTGAAGAGCGGGACGAGCTCCGGCGGGATCTCGGGGACGGGGACCGTGACGGCGTTCCAGGCCGGCCGGCGCTCCGGTGCGACGCTCTCGACCAGGGCGGCGATGACAACCTCGCGGGTGCGCCAGCGCCCGGCCGCACGGTCGACCGCGACCTCCGCCTCGACCTGCGCGTCGATCGCGGCCCTGTCATCCTCGTCCGCCTCGGACCAGACGGCTACGCGCCAGCGGACGAAGGCTCTAAACTTGACGCTGCCGCCGCGACGTAGGTGCTGCGGTACCGCTCCCCCTGGCCGGCCTCGTAGGCGATGAACTGCCGGAGGGCCTGCCCGAGCGGCTGGCCGTCGCCCTTCTGGCCACCGTCCTGCCACGCCTTGCGGGCCGCGACGGCGTCCTCGCCCTTCGGCGTCGGCGGCGGCCCGGCGCCGCTGTAGGGCATCCCGGCCGGCACCCACTCCTGGGCGGTCAGGAGCTCCGTCGCGGCCTCTCGCGAGAACGGCACCGCCTCTCCCGTCTCAGCGTCGGTCATCCCCGACCAGCCGAGCAGGAAGTCGTCGAGGATGGCGGCGACCACGTTCGCGGTCCCGTCCGCCATCAGCTCGGCCGCCGGGAATGCCATGCTCTCGATGGCCTTGGACATCATGTCCTTGTAGGCCGCGCCCTCGTCCGCGCCGGCCATGGCCATCGCGCCGGCCTTGGCGCCGGCCTCGAACTTCGCGACCTGCAGCGGGTTGGCGAGCAGGCGCTTGCGGACGTTGGCAGTGTGGGCCTCGCGACCGGCCCGGCCGATCTCGAAAATGATCCCGTACCCCCACGGGTCCGGCACAGGCCGCGAGTCCTTGACCGACGCGAAGCGGGACAGCAGGCTGACGCGCGCCATGGCCTAGACGGTCGCGCGGGTGACGGGCCCGCTGGTCGGGAAGGTGACGGAGTCCTCGAGCAGCGCGCCGACGGCACCCTTGATCGGGGACCAGGTGTTGACGAGCATCGAGCCGGAGTACTGCGGGTTGGTCGCGCTGTTCGCGGCGGCTGTCGACTTTATCGTCCAAGTCGTGACGGTGCCCAGGAGCGCCCAGAGCGCCGCGTCGAGCGTCGAGAAGTCGGAGTCCTTGAGGAACTTGAGCGTCAGGGTGCCCTTCTTGATCCCGCCCAGCAGCTCCTCCCACCCGGCGGATGTCATGTTGGTAGTGACCAGGCTCGGCACGTCGGCCTTGAAAGTGGCCTCGCCGATGTTCGCCTGGTAGGCCACGGTGTTGATCGTGACCTGCGTTGCGGTGATGACGAGCTTTGCCATGGCGGCCTCTCTCCTTGGTCAAGCGACGCCGAGCAGGACGGCGTAGGTGAAGCTTGGCATGTTGCCGGTGATGGTGTACTTGGTGCGCCAGCCGGTGTCCGTGATCGGGCCGGCCAGGCTCATGAACGCCCACCCGTAAGCGTTGAAGGTTGGGAAGGTGAAGCGGGTCGTGGGCGACGCCCAGGCGTCCCCCGTCGCGTCGCTCTGGACGAGCATCACGAGCGACGGCGAGGCGGTACCGGACTCCGCCGTCACGTGGATGCCGGCGTAGACGGTCTGGCCGGCCGTAACGGCCGGCAGCGTGACGCCGGTGCCGGTCCCCGTCACGGTCTGCGTAGACGGGTCGAGCACCTGGCCGCGGACCAGCTTGCCGCTGCCGGAGCCGTCGATCTGGAAGCCGGCGAGCTTCCCGACCTGGTTGGTCATCTGGTACGTCATCTCCATCGTCTGCCCGAAGTAGGCGAGGTCGCCCTGGGCCTGCGGGCGCGTCACCGACGCGGAGACGAGGACGAGTTGCCCGAGGTCGTTGAAGAACCCCTGGTCGGGCTCGCCGGGGCCGACGACGGCGTTGGCGTCCCAGAAGCCCTTGAGCATGAACTTCTTGAACGCGAGGATGCCGCCCTGCAACTCCTCCCATCCCTGGGAGGCGAAGTTGGTCGACACCTCGGACGCGACGGTCGCGTTGACCTCGATCGAGTTCGACTGGCCGGAAACGTCGACGCCGCCGTACTGCGCGGTCACGTTCGTGAGGACGAGCTTGCCCATGGGTTACCCCTTCCCGCCCTTCCTACCGGCCGTCAGCGGCGCCGGCGCTCCCTCCGGCTCCTCCGTCTCACCGGCAGGCGGCTCCTGGGCGCCAGGCACCCCCTGGGGCGCGTCCGGCGGGGCCTGTGGCTGCGCGGACGGCTCGCCGGCACTCGCGGCCACCCCCGGCGCCTCCTTCGCGCTGTCGGCCGTCCAGGTGGGCGCCGCGGCCCCTGGCTCGGCCTGCCAGTGGCCGAGCAGCTGCGCCTCGTGCTCGGGCAGCGGCGCGCCCCCTTGCATCCACTCCGCGAGCCCGTCCACGACCAGCTGCGCGCCGCGGCCGGCGTCCACGTAGGCCCACCCGACCGGCGGCGGCTCGCCGGGAGCCATGACCGCCACCTCCATGCCGGCCTCGTGGCCGCCCCACTCCTTCAGCATCTTGAGCGTCCGCATCGTCGTCACCACCTCACGGGGCCGTGAACCGGATGAAGGGGAACTCCATCGCCCGGCCGTACCAGGTACCCTCAACCGCGACGGCCCCGGGGACCGCCGAGCGGACGTTGAGCACCCCGGCGATCGGCTGCGCGACCGGCGCGCCGTACGGGCCGATGAAGAGGTCGCGCAGGGCGTCCCAGACCGCCCGCGACGCCGGGTCGGCCTCCTCGCCCGTCTCCGACTCGACCCAGATGCCGAAGCGCAACCTGCCGTCCACCTGCTCGTCGCCGTCGAAGGTGATCTGCTGCGCTGACTGGTAGTCCGTCTCGTAGGCGATGTACTTCGCCGGGTTCGCCGGGTCGCCGCTGCTGGGCGGCCGCTTGTACTGCATCCCCGGCCACTGGATCGGGCAGAGCGTCCAGCCGGCCAGGACGGCCGCGACCACGGCCTGCTCGCTGACGTAGGTGGTCGGGGATGGCATGGCCTACTCGCTGCCCCCGTACTGGTCGCAGATCCCCTGCACTAGCCCCTCCGCGTCCCCGAAGACCTCCTTGAGCGCCGGCCAGGCGATGCCGCGGGCCGCCTCGCCGGTCGAGCCGATCATCCGCTTGCCCGCGGCGGGGCCGGTCAAGACGCGCCGCCGGCCGCGGTCCTCGATGGTCGCGAGCAGGCCCGGCACATCGCTGCCGCCGGCGCCCTGGGCCGAGGCGTCGTTGACGATCTCGATCGACGGCGCGTCGCCCGCCGCCTGCGAGCCCGGCACCCGCTGCCAGGACTGCAACAGGTACCCCGGGTCGTCCGACTGGCCGCCGACCGGCGTGTGGGCGCGGACGGCCGGGTCCACCCGGTCCGCGAACGCCCCGACCACGGCCCCGCCGAGCCCCTTGATCGCGGCCCCGGCGTCGGCCGCGAAGCCGGCAGCGAAGTCCTCGAGCGAGGCGTAGTCGGGCATCAGCCGGTCCCACTCGCGTCGGCGCCCACGGATGAAGGCGTGGCAGCGTCCGGCGCAACCGCGAGCCCGCGTCGCGGACGCCCCCGCTGCCGGCGCGGCTTCGCGGGCTGCGGGGCCGCGACGGGCGCCGGCGCCGCGAGCCCGTTCAGCTGCACGACCGCACCGAGCACGTCCGACGCCGGGTCGTCCGGGTAGTAGCCGCGCAGGATCAGGTCCCGCACGGCGTCCCGGAGCTCGGTGGCGATGAGGAGATCGGGCATCTCGGCTCAGCCAGCCCAGGCCGGGAGGCCCGCATCCGGGTTGGCAATCGTTACCGGCTCGGTCACCACGTCGGCGCTGCCGCCGCAGTTGATCAGGCGCAGGGCGGCGCGGCCGTCGACCGTGGCCTCGAGCTCCGCCAGGGCGCTCTCGCTGGTGGTGTTGCCGGCGCTCAGCAGCTGAAGCCGGTCGCTGCCGTTCGGGTCGGGTTGCAGCTTGAAGACGACCGGGGTGCCGCTGTCGCCCTTGGTGACCGTGAAGGTACCGTCGCCGTTGTCCTTGACCATGGAATCCTCCTAGATCGCGAAAAGCGGGTAAGCGCAGGGAGTGCCGTCCTGCGCTTGCTGAAAGGCCCAGGCGTAAGGGGTCAGACCGGATGCTGGACTCTGTGTGCCGAGGCCGGCTGGAGTGTTGGCGCCCGTCCCCGACTTCGAACGGAGCTGACCGAGGTGGTCGCCCTGAGTCGAGGTGTCGAGCGAGAAGACGCCCTGCGCAGCGCGGGAGATGAGCGAGTCAAGGCCGCCAGGGTTGCCGACCGCAGAGAACCCAAAGCCGGTCCAAACCCCGTTGTGCGGCACGCTCAGGAAACCGAGGGGGTTCATCTCGAACCCCTCGTGATTGTTCGAGGTGAAGGCCAGGTATCCGCCAGCCCTCGCCCAGAAGCCGTCGCTGCCGCCGACACTCAACCCAGGCGCGCTGTAGCCACTCCCCGCCGGCGCGGTGACGCCGAGGTTGCCCTTGGGGACGAGGCTGATGCCGATGTTGGTGTCGGTGCCAGCCGCGCCGATCAGGACCGGATTGCCGGCGGCGGCGGCGGTCACGGTCAGGTAGTTGACCGGCGACGCGACGCCGATGCCGCGCAGGAACTCGGCGGCGTTGGCACCGAGCGACAGGGTGTGGGCCGCGACCTGCGAGAGGCCGGTCCCGGCGTCCACCACCTGCAACGCCGCGGCGGCGAGCGATCCCGCGCCGAGCGGGTTGGCGAGCGGCGGCTTCGACCACGCCCCCGTCCCGTCCAGGTACTTCGTGGCGTCGTTCGGGAGCTTGGGCGCGAGCCCGTGCGCGGTCGTCGAGACGTTCAGAATCGTGATATCCGTCGGTGCCGCCAGGGTGTCCAGCGCCAGCACGTCCGAGCCGGCCGACTGGTGGCTCGCAGCGTGCGCAGTCGGCGTCCGCGCGTTCGACAGCCGCGAGTCGTTGCCAGCGCACGCCTGGGCCGCGCCAGCCCCGAGCGTCCGGAGGGAGCCCGTAGCAGCCGCAGCGTCGATCGCCATGGCGTCCGCGCCGCCGGCGTTGTGCGTCGAGGCGTGGCTCGCCGGGGTCTGCGCCGTCGCGAGCAGCCCCGAGAGCCCGGCGACCGACAGCGCCGCGGCGCCGCCGGCCTGGAAGGCGGTCGCGAGCAGCGACACCGGCGCCCGCTCGTCGCGCGCCTGCCCGATCCGGCGCACCGAGAACAGCGTCGTCGCGAGGAGCGCCGGGCAGAGCGTCAGGTTGGGCTTGGTGGAGTCGGCCATGGCCTCAGTCGTTGACCTTCATGGCGTCCACACCGTTGTCGTCGATCAGCTCCTTGTCCACGCCGTCATCGTCCACCAGCTCGTGCTGCGGCGGCGGCGGGCCGGCAGCGCCGCCCCACAGGTGGTGCAAGAGCCAGCCGGCCATCAGACCTTGAGCCCCAGGCCAATCGTGCGCTGCGCGGCCTCGGTGCCATTGCTCACGAGCTTGATGTACTGGAGGCCGCTCAGGCGGGACATGACCGCCGAGCCGACGCCGACAACCGTATTGGGCGCGAAGGTGATCGCGAGCGCCGCGCCCGTCTCGTCGTAGACCTCGTGGAAGGTGGCCGCCTCCGCGTCCGCCTGGCTGTCACCGACGCCGGTGCCGGCCGCGGCCAGAACCGTGAACGCCGTCCCTGTCATGTCACCCAGGTAGAGCGCCAGGAAGTGCGCGCTGCCGAGGTCGATGATGCCGGACGTGGACTGCCCGGCCGGGATGACCGCCTGCGCCGCGTAGACGGGACCGGAGCCCATGTCAAACGTCCCCCACCTGCAAGGTCCACCGCTCGACAACGTCGGTCGGCGACGCCTCGTCCACGTCGCGCACGGACGACACGCGTCCCGACTTCTCGACCACCGAGTCCCCAATCTCCGGGATCGCCGGCTGGCCGCGCGGCGACAGGTGCAGCCGCCGGTCCACCGACTCGACCAGGCCGCCGTGCACGTCGTCCGCCTTGAGCACGCCCCCGCCGAGCGCCGTGAACGGGTAGTCGACGTGCGGGGCTTGCAGCGTGACCGCGGCGTCGTCCGCGACCGGGTGCGCCAGCGCCGGGGCCAGCGCGACCGCGCCCGGCAGCGTCGCGTCCGCCGCGGCCGCGTAGACCGTGGCGTCCCCCGCGATCAGGAACGGTAGGCCGCGCAGGAGCACGCCGGCCGCGCCGTCCAGGTTGACCGTGGCCGCGCCGGCCAGGGCGGCGCCGTTGACCAGCGCGGCCGTCGTCGCCTTGCCGTTCGCGCCCTTCAATCGGTTGAGCTTGCGCAACGAGACCTTGCGCCGGCGCCCCAGGTAGGCGAGCGCCGAGTGCGTCAGCCGCGAAGTCACACCCGCCCCCCGGCCAGGCGGTCCAGCCCGCGCAGGATCCCGACCGGCAGCTCGACGCGCACCGACTCCTGGTCGAAACCGTGACGCGTGCCGTCCGTGTCCACCGAGGTCGCGCCCGCCGGCAGATCGAGCCTCATGTAGCGGTCGGTCACCGCCCAGCAGGCCCACTCGGTCAGCTCGAGCGGCAGCTCCGCCGCGTCCGCCGACTGCCAGGTCGCCGTGCCGTCCGCGACCGGGAAGGAGCTCGTCAGCGTGTTCCACAGGCTCTGCGAGACGACCGGCACCGGCAGCGGCCACGCCGGCTCCGTCGCGCCCGAGGTCCCCGCCGCCGTGCACTGGAAGAGCAGCGGCGTGACGCCCGGCGTGAGCGGGCGCACCCAGGCGCCCTTGGCGTACGCCTGCGCCGCCTTCCAGGTGGTCACCTGGCCCGGCAGGAGCCAGCCGGCCGTGTACTGGACGTCGACCGTCAGGTCCTCGCCGTAGGTGACGTTGCCGGGGAGGTTGAAGCCGCCGCCCTGCGCCCACGAGCCGGCGTTGCCCCAGCTCCCCCAGATGAAGAGCTTGCCGATCCGCGGGTCGTGGATGCGCACATAGGGCCGCACGTCGAACTGGTAGATCGAGACGACGGAGAGCGAGTCGCGGTCTACCGGGTACTCGCTGAGCAGCACGTACGGCTTGCCGCGCCCGGCGATCTGTTCGTAGTAGGTCTGGCGAGCGAAGTGCCGCCCCAGGTAGCTCTCCATGGACCGCGACACGCCGCCGATCAGGCTGGTCAGCAGGGCGTCCTGCGACGTGTCACCCGGGGCGATGTCCGACAGCCGCGCCTTCACGCTCGCCAGGTCGACGAGCGCGAGGGGCGCGGCGGACGGGATGAGGACGGAGGAGCCCACGGCGCGCTATCAGCTCCCGAAGGCCAGCCAGGCGACCGTGACGGCGTTGTTGGTCGACGCGATCAGCGCCGGGTGGGTGGAGTCGGTCGGCTTCCAGGCGTAGATGTCCAGACTCCCCGGCGTGGCGCTCGGGTGACAGGTGAACTCCGTCGGGTCGAGCCCCGGCGCCACGGCCAGCTGCGAGGTCACGACGCCGCCGAGCACGGTGGCGAGCCCCGTCGCGACGGTCGTCGGGTTGGCGCCGCCGAGTACGACCGTGCCGGTCGCGAGCTTGCCGGCGAGGCCGGCCAGGGACGCCAGCGCCGGGGCGGCGTCCACGCCGGCGAGCTTGAGCGCACCGCCGGCCAGGACGTTGACGCTGCCGCCCGACTCGACGACGAGGTCGTCCCCGCCGTTAGCGCCGTGGACCTTGCCGACGTAGGTGGGGTCCGCCGAGGTGGCGCCCATGGCCTTACGCCGTCCCCGGGCCGACGCCGTCCGGCACGAAGGTGCCGCCGCCGACCGTGGTCACGTCGTGGACGGTCGGGACGTTGTTCGGACCGTAGAGGAGCGCGAGGATGCTGTCGAGGACCGCGTTCGCCGTGCCGCGCGACACCAGCGGCAGCACCCATGAGCGGTTCGGCCGGAACACGTCGATCCAGAAAACCTGGTTCGACCCGGTCGCCTGCGGCACCGTGAAGTGCGAGCCGAGGATGTCGGTGTAGGCGTCGAGCACCCCGCCGTCGTTCGACTCCTGGACCTTGACCGAGGTCACGGCGCCAGCGGTCAGGGTGCCGAACGAGAAGAGGAACATGACGCCCTGGAAGCCGGTGACATTGACGCCGGCCCCTGGGGTGATCAGCGTGGTGCCGGCCGCGACCGCGTTCGACACCCGCTGAGCCTTGACCGCGGTGTAGAGGTTGTGCATGGAGCCGCCCATGGCCTTTTCTCCTTCCGCACCCTTACGAGTGCATCGTGATGCACTTGACCGGGTGGGTGCCGGCGTCGATCAGGTTGCCGTCGTGGCGCTCGAAGCCAAGGAACGCCACCTGGCCCTGGTCCGCGAAGCGCTCGCGGAGCACCAGGATGCTCGTGCCGCTGACCTGCCGGTGCCAGTAGTTCTGCAAATTGCCGTAGATGACCGGCACCGAGGACGGCGCGATCGCCGGCATGTCGAGGTTGATGATGTAGGGGTCGCCGTCGATCATGTCCGGCTCGCGGGTGGCGACGCCGCTCATCCACAGCGGCCGGCCCTGGTTGTCCTTGATGAGCTTGAACTGGAGCAGGGTGGTGTTGTTGAACATGTACCTCGCGCCCGGCCAGTAGGCGGGGTCGAGCGCGTACTTGACGCCGATCGCCTCGTCGAAGGTGATCTTCGCGTTGCTGGCGGTCGTGATGCCGGCGCCGGCGGCCACCGCGGCCGGGACGATGCCGGTCGGGCCGCTGCCACCGGTCATGCCGGGGAGCGCCTGGCCGTTGTAGAGCGTCAGCTCGGAGTTCAGGCCGCGGGCCAGCCGCACGCCGATCAGGCCGGTCAGCCAGCCGACCACGTCCTTGGCGTCCTGCAAGAACTCGAGCGACGCCATGATGAAGCCGGTCGTGTACAGGTAAGCGTTCAGCATGACCACGCCGAAGGTCGGGTTCGCGGCCGTGACGCGCGCGGCGCCCTCGGCGATCCGGTAGCCCTTGTTGGCGGTGTCGTTGTTGGTCGGGATCGGGAGCGGCGCGCCGGTCGAGGTCTCCTCGAGGTGAACCGCCTGCATGAGCCCGCCGAACGCCTTCATGGCGGTGACGATCTGCGCCTGCGGCATGTCAGGGACGATCAGACCGCCGGCGATGTCCGAGCCGACCGACAGGCCAAGGGCGCGCATCTCGGAGCGCGAGAGGCCGCGACCGAAGTACTGCTCCTTCTCGTCGCCCCAGTGCTCGGCCTCGCCGTTTTTGAACTCGCGGAGGGCCAGGCACGCCCGCTCCTCGGGTTCCAGCTCGGTCATCTGCCCCTCGCAGCGAATCCACTGCGCGAAGGAGTGGTTGGCGAGCGCCTTGCGCTCCTCGGGGTCCTTGGGGAGGCGCCGCGAGATCTCCGCCAGCTCCTCGCGCTGGCGGGTCAGGCGGCGGCTGCGCAGGCTCCGCACCGTGATGGTGTCGCCGTCGGGGTCGGTCGCCGGGTCGGTCGCGACGCGGGCCGCGGCCGAGACGCCGGTCGAGGTCGCGAGCTGCGTGGCGTGGCGCTCGAGCCCCTCGCGGACGCGGACCTCGTTGCCGTACTTGTCCGCGTCGGCCAGGTATTGCTCGGCGTTCTTCAGCTCTTCCGGGGTGATGTCGCGCTTCTCGGCCGTCGCCTTCTCCGCGATCTCGCGGCCGAGCTTGATCGCGTTGCCGTGCTTCTGCCGCAGTTCCTCGAGAGTCATCGTGGCGCTCTCCCGGCCGGGGAGCGCCTGAAACGCGAGCGGCGCGGAGACACCCCGGACCTTTGTCAGGTCACTCTGGGTAGCCTCCGCGCCGGGTTCGAGCCGTCGCGTCGCCTACGTCGCTGCCGGGCCGCCCAATCGCCGCCCCGGCGCCTCGCTGCTGGGCCGCTCGGTGTGCGCCGCCGGGGTTCGAGCCCACGGCGCTCCTGCCGCCCGTCTGTCCGTCTCAACCGTCCTGCATCGCCGCAAAGATTACGGCGGGGCCGCGGCGGATGTCAAGCCCTTGATCAGCCTTGCGGGATTCGAGACCCGCCGCGACGTCGGCACTACGCCATCCCGCCGCTCCTCCTGCGCACCGACCAAGGGCCAGCACCCATCTTACACCCGCCGCCGCCCCTCGCGCTCGTCGGGGTGCCGGTCGCGGTCGCGCGCATCGCCCTGGCCGACGTGGCAGACGCAGTAACAGCGCACCGGCACAAAGCTCACGGCGCCCACGTGGTCAGCGGCGCGAGCGCCGCACTCCGTCGCCCGGCCACGGCCAGGAGCGGCGCACCCACACGCCGGCGCGGCGGCGCTCACGCCGACTCCCGCGAATCTGCCGGCCGCGACACCTCGCGCTCGCCGGCCAGCGGCGCCGCGTGGCACCCGCACGCCAGATCACCGTCCCTGACCGTGACCGGCACGCCGTCGTCCACGTGCATCGCGACCCGCGAGTAGCCGCAGGCCACCCGGCGGCCGGGGCCGGCGTGCGGGCCGCAGCCGCAACCAGACGACGGCACAGCGGGAGCGCTCACCCGTTCCTCCGCGGCGTCAAGCCGCCGGGCACCAGCACCGGCTGCACCAGCCCCGCCCCCTGCGGCTTGAAGGACACCCACGCCACCTGCGGCTCCGGCGCTGCCGCCCCGGGCATCGGCACCCAGAACGACTCCGGGGCCGTGAACGGCTGGCACAGCGGCACATACCCCTCGGACATGTTCTGCTGCATCTGGTGGAGCAGATCCCGGTATGTCGTTACCACAGAGAGGCGGAGGTCGCCGTTCATGTCGCCACCTTCGCCGCCACCGCGACACCGCAATGCGGGCAGTCGAGCTTGACCGTGATGACCACGTCATAGCTACCCGACTCGCGCGAGATCTTGAGCAGCTTCCACCCGGCGTGCGCAGCCGGCGCCGCGGTCGTGAGGCTGCGCAGTAGGTCAACCGAGATCCTCACGCCGTCCACGATAACCGTGCGCAGGGAGCTCGCGTCGAACTCCCCGAGCGCCAGATCGGCAGGCCGGCTCACATCACACCCCGCTCCGCCGCCGCGAGCCGAATGCGCAAGGACGCCAGCGCCGGCAGGATGACCGGCAGCGCAGGGTCGAGCGCCAGGGGCGGCAGGGCGGCCTCAGCCACGACAGGCGCCGGCGCCGCCTCCTTGCCCGCCAGCCGCGACACCCGGCGCGCCAGCAGGTCGTACAGCGACGTCGGCGCGCTCGCCAGGCCCACCCCGCCGGTCGGCTGCTGGCCCGCGACGACGCCCCCGCTCGGCGCCGGGGCCGCGTCGTCCGGCTCCTCGTCGTCCGGCAGCAGCAGCTCGAGCAGCGCGATCGCCTTCACCAGGTAGGTCATGTCAGACGCGCTCAACTGCCGCTCCTTGAGGTCCGCCAGGATCGCCACGAGCCGCGGGCGGGCCAGCACCGCGAGGTCGCCGCGCTCGGCCCCCTGGCGCCCCAGGGCCTCACGGGCGGCGGCGAGGGCGCGGAGCGCGGTCGGGGCCTGGGGGTAGTATGGCTGGCATACAGCCGGCGAAACGTCGTACAGCGCCGCGCAGTGCATCAGCCGGCGATGCAGCGAGCCGTCCGGCTTCTCCGTCACGATGTCCCCGGGGTACCCCGGTTCGCCGCGGTCAGGCAGCGCAAACGCGAAGCTCGCCCCCTGGATGTCACCGCGGCGCATCGGCTCCATCACCATGTCGCGGTGGACGGCCGAGTTCTGGTTGAGGTCCGTCTCCGTGTACAACCCCGGTACGCCGCCGCTCTTGGCGCCGAGCTTATCGATCTGAAGACGCAGCGTCGGGGGGCTCGCCGTGGTGCGCCCGAGGGTGTAATTTGCGTCGTGGTTCAGGAGGCTCGGGCAGTCGAGCCCCGGCACGACCACGCCGTCGAAGAAGCCGGGGTCGATGTCCTCGGTCAGCCCCCAGTATGACGGCGACACCGAGTCGAAGACGGCCACCGTGGACGCAATCATGGGCGGCTTGGCGCCGTCGGCGGCGCGGAGCTCGGGGCGGACGGTGCGGAAACGGCGTTCGATCATGTGACACCTCCCATTGCGCTACGCAGAATCGCTGCGTCAACGGCGTGATAACTGGCTAGGCGGTGCGCCGCTTCCGCCGCCTCGCGCTCGGCGACGACCAGCTTATCGCTCTTCGGCATCCATCCGCCACACCACTGACACATCGCAAACCCGCACTCCTCGTGCGCGCGAATCATCGCCTGGTCGAAGCCGCACCCGCAGCCGAAACCGCCCTTGCCGAACGGCGGCGGAGGCGGAATGCGAAACGGCAACGGAGGATAACCGCTCACGCCGCACTCACCGTGCAGTCGCAGTTGCCGCCGTGGAGCGGCGGGAACGGCAAGCCGCCGCTACGCACCGTGAGCGGCACCGCGTCTGAGTCTTCGCCCGGGTCCACGGTGTCGCCCTCGTCACGGAAGCTACTCCCGATCTCGCACGTCTCGCCGACCAGGGCGGAACATAAGTCGCACGACTCGCCGCCACCCTGCATCCACACCAGCGTCGCGACGCCCGCCGCCGCATAGCTCGACTTGCTCATGCTAGACAGCGCCCGGACGCTTTCAACGCGCGAGATCTTGTCAGCCCACGGCACAGCCTTGCCGTCCCCGCCGTCCAGCCACTGCCCCAGGCGCTCGTCGAGCGCGTCCTCGGTGTCGCCGCCCTCCTCCTCGGTGTTCCTGACGATAGCGCGCAGCTGGCCCTGCGCCGACCCGGCGTGCCGCTCGGCGAAGTCGACCGCGAAGGCACCGGCTAACTCGACCGCGTCGGCACCGTCCGGCTCGTCGCCGTCCGCCAGGCCCAACTCGTCGCCGTAGATCACCGGCTGCACCACGCCCGCCAGTGTCGCGACGACCGGCTGGAAGGCGCGCCGGATCGTCTCGCCGAAGCCGTCATAGAACTCCGCCATACCGCTGTCGAATTCAGCCAGGCGCATCGGCATCGCAGTGTCGTCCTGGCCGTCCGAGCCGTCCGCGCGCTCCCGCCGCTTGCGCTTGGCCCGCTTGATGACGGAGCGCAGCGCCTGGACCTCCTGGCGCACGATCTCCTGCGCGGCCCTGTGGAACATCGGCAGCATGGCCTTCCGGTGCCGGTTGCGCAGCTCGGCCGAGCGGAGCTGCCGCTGCTTCTTCGCGGCGCGCGCAGCCCTATCGGCACCCAGGGCCTTGTCCGTCGCTGTGATCGCCTCCGCGATTCTCCCCGCGGTGAGAACGCCCGACGGCAATTGACCGGCCAGCGCGAGCAGCCGCGGCTCCCGCGCTTCCAGCGCCGCGCGCGCCTCGGCCTGCCCCGCGACCGGCGAGGTCCACGCCGGCAGCGACGCCTCCGCCGGCGAGCCCCCGCCGCCCACATCGTCCGGTGTCCCGCCGCCTGGCTTCGGCTTGACTGGCGGCTGCCCGATGTTCGCGAACTGACCGGACGGCACCATGTTCATGGGGTTCATGTAAATCTTGCCGGAACCGTCCGGGATCGGGTTCATATTCTCCAACTCGCGCACGTCGTCGGCGCACAGCCAGCCCCACTGGCGGCCGATCGCGTAGGCGGCGTACCGCTCCGTGAGCGAGCCGCGCAGGAACCCCTCGACCAGGAACTCGAAGAAGTATTTCTGCCGCTGCTCCGGCGTGAGCAGCGACTTGTTCAGCCACTGCTCCCATGCCACGTACCAGTGCAGCATGGCGAAACGGATGAACTCGATCGACTGGACCTCGATGTTCGAGAACGTCCCGCGCGAGAGGTCCATCGCCATGTGCGGCGGCACCCGGAACCACCGGCAGATCCGCGCCACCGAGGCGAGCGACGACTGCAAGAACTGCGCGTCGTCCGGCGGCACCGAGGTCTGCTCCCACTTCATGCCCTCGTCGAGCACGGCCAGCCGGTGCGCCTGCGAGAGCCCCTGGTGCTGGACCTCGAGCGACGTGCGGATGCGGTCCTTCGCCGGCTGGTCCAGGGACATCGGGTGCGTGATGATGCCCGACAGCCGCGCGCCGCTCCCGAAGAAGCGCGCCCCGAACTCGTCGATCGCGATCGCGTGACCGATCGACTGGCGGGCCATCCGGACGACCGGGTAGCCGCTGACGCCGTTGTAGCCGAGCCCCGGGATGTGCAGAACCTTCTCCGCCGGCAGGGTGACCTGATTGCTCCCCTGGAACCCGGTCCCCGGCGCCACCTGGCAGATCACAACCCGCTGAGGCGCAATCTCCTTGGTCACCTGGTCCTTGACCAGCACCCGGGCGGCCCGCGTCCGGTCGGGGAGCAGCGGGTGGAGCGCGATCGGGTCCCCGTAACCGTTGCGCTCGATCTCGGCGTAGCAGTTCCCCCAGTTGCAGACGTGCGCCATGAGCGTCTGGCGGAAGTACTGGCTGGTCGTCTCGCCGTTCGGCGCGTCGTGCATCAGGCCGAACTGCGGCAACCCCGTCGCGTGGCGCTTGCCGCCGCCTGGCAGGCGCTCGTAGAGGATCAGCGGCGGCGTCGCGAGCGTGTCCGCGATGGCGCGCACGCAGGCCCACCAGATCTCGAACTTCATCGCGGAGTGCTCGGAGACGCGGACGCCGGCGTTGGTGGGCAGGGCGCCCATGGTGTCCAGCAGCCAGCCGGCGGGGTTCGACAGGCTGGTCGTCGGCGACTCGAGCGAGGTGCGTCGCTCGACCTGGGCGAGCCAGCCGGTCACGAGCCGAATCCGATCGGGAAGCGGGGACGCGCCGGGCGGCCGTCAGGCCCCAAAACTTCGACTCGCGGCGGTCGCGGCGACGGCGCGACGGCGGCTTCTGCGGTCCCCCGCACCAGCGGTCCGCGAACGGCGCGCCGGCGGTAGTCCTGCCGCGCCTCCCGCTCCCCGCTCACGCCCCGCCCCTCCGCGGGAACACAGCCCACACCAGCACCGCGCCCGCGAGCAGCCACCCGGCGGGAGGGTAGACCTGCCGCCCCCCCGCGAACAGCATCGCGAGCCCAATCAGGAACAGCGCCTCCCGCGGCTCGGCCGGCTTGAGCCACGCCAGCGCCCGCACCGGGGCGGCCGCGTAGCGCCGCAGGGCGCCCCAGGCGCGGCGCGGGAGGGTGCGGAGGGAGGTCACAGGACCAGCACCGTAGCCCCCTCCTCCTCGTAGCGCGACCTGCGCGGCGGCGCGTGGACCATGGCCCGCCCGACCGCCATCACCCACGCCACCAGGCCGTCGATGCGCTCCCTCGATCGCGCCTTGTCGGGCTTGACATTTTCAGCTTCGTCCGATTTGACCGCCACGTTCGATAGATTCCAGCGCAACACCGGGTGTCCGTCGTGGACGATTTTCTTTCCGAGGATGAGCTTCTCGGCCTCCGCCATCGGCCCGGCCATGCTCGCCATGCCCTGCCGGAACTCGACGCACGTCGCACCGTCCTCCTGGAGCTGTACCGCAAGCTGGGTCGCCCTCCACGGGTCGTACGCGATTTCGGCTATAGAGTACCGCACCGCGAGCCCCTTGACAAACTCCCTGATCCTGTCGTAGTCCACCACGTTCCCCGGCGTCGGCGTGATGAGCTTCGCCGCGATCCACGCCCGGTACGGCACCCGGTCGTCCCGCTCCCGCTTCTCCACGTTCTCCTCCGGCACCCAGAAGTAGGCGAGCAACCGCCCCAGCGGGTCACCGGCCGGCACCGGCGGGAAGTAGAGCACCAGCGCCGTCAGGTCCCGCGTGCTGGACAGGTCGAGCCCGGCGTAGCACACCCGGCCGCGCAGGGCCGCCGGGTCCACCTCGCCGCGGCAGGCGTCCCAGGTCCCGATCGGCATCCACCGCGACGCCTGGTCGGTCCACTGGTCGAGCCGCAGGCGCCGGAAGGCGTTCTGGGCGGCCGGCGTGGCCTCCGCCTTGGCCGCGAGCGCCCGCAGGTCGTCGAGCTTGACCGAGATACCGAGGTTGGGGTTACCGTGCGGCCAGACCGCCTCGTCGGTCCAGTCCGCGTCCTCCGCGACCTCGGCCACGAAGGCGAACCAGCTGTCGTCCGCGAGCACGCCCTCGAGCACCTTGGCGCTGTAGTCGCGCACCTCCCAGCAGATCGAGTGCCGATCGTAGCCGGCAGTCGTGATCGCCAGGAGCAGCGGCTGCCGGCGGGCACCGATCGCCGTCTCGAGGATGTCCCACATGCCGCGCGTCTTGTGGGCGTGGAGCTCGTCGACCACGGCGCCGTGCGGGTTCAGCCCGTCCGTCGTGTCGCGGTCCGCGCCCAGCGGCTCGAGCTTGCTGGCCGTCTCGATGACGTGCATGTTCGCCATCTGACCGGGGCGCTCGCCGCCCGTGATGCCGATCGCGCGCGCCAGGCGCGGGGACGCCTTGACCATGCGCATCGCCTCGCCCCAGACGATCTTCGCCTGGGCGTTCTTGGTGGCAGCGCAGTAGACGTCGGCGCCGGGCTCGCCGTCGCCGTAAAACAGGTACAGGACGATCCCGGCAGCGAAGGTCGACTTGCCGTTCTTGCGGCCGATCTGGACGTACGCCTTGCGGAAGCGGCGCACCCACTCGCCGTCGACCTGGATCTGCCAGCCGAAGAGCGACGCGACGATAAACGCCTGCCAGGGTTGCAGGACGAACGGCTTGCCGGCCCACTGCCCCTTGCTGTGCCGCAGCAGGCCGAAGAAGTCAAGGGCGTGCTGCGCGGCGGCGGGGTCGAAGCGCAGGCCGCGCTCGGCACCGTCCCGGAGGTCGCGCAAGTGACGCTCGGCCGCGAGGACGACCCAGCGGGAGGCGTGGATCCTGCCGGCGACGACGTCGCGGGCGTAGACGTGGTACGGGGCGAGGTCGGCCTGCGGCGGCATCGCGGCTCAGGCCAGCAGGTCGCCGCAGGTCGCACAGTGCCAGGCCGGCCGCTCCTCGCGGGGACCGAGCGGCGGCGACTCGCGCACGATCTTCTCGGCCTCGGTGCCGCCGCACCAGTGCTGCCGCCGCAGGGTGCCGCGGTAAACCGTGTACCGCGCCGGCGGGAACAGCGCGAACAGCCGGTCGGCCTCGTCGTGCGCAGCGCGGGCGTAGCCGCCGAACTGCGCGGCCGTGGCCATGGCGACCGCAGCGTCCATCGCCTCGTGGAACGCCTCGTTGACCCGGCGGCGCGCAGCAGCAAACGGGGATTCGAGCAATGGTGGCGGCGGGGCCGGCCGCACGGTCCCCGGCGGCATCGGCTGCGACACCCTGCTCACCGCCACTCCCACACGCCGTCGGCGCCGCGCTGCATCCGCAGCGTCACATCGCGGCCGGCGAGCATCGCCTTGACCTTGCCGAGAGTTGGCCGCACGGCCGCGGCGACAGCCTTCTCCGCAGCCTCCTGGCGCGTCCCACCCTCAACCAGGTTCACCGCCGCCTGCCTCACCGCGGCACCTCCCCGCCGGCCAGCGCCCCGGCCGTCCGCGCCTCCCCGTCCAGCCGCGCGACCTCCTGGCACAGCAGCCCGACAGCCCGCACGCAGGCGAGGCGCCGCTGCGCTGTGGCCTCTAGCGTCCCCGTGAAGGTGCGGTAAGCGCCACCGGCCGGCACCCGGAACCGCGCCAGCACTCCCCACTCCCCGTACTCGGCGTACAGCTCGTAGAAGAACGCCGCGACGGGGGCCTCGCCTCTCGCGCCGCGCAGACCCGCCGGCGGTCGGATCGGCTCCTCCGCGTCCCGCCGCACCCACTCCTCCGCGACCTCGCGCAGGACGGTGCGCTGCGCGTCCGTGAGGGGGAGCGGGGCCGGCTTGGCGGCGGGTGGCAGGGGCTTGGCGGTCACGGCGCCACCTTCGCCAGGATGGCCGCGACCGCCTGGCCCTGCGGCATCGCTCGGATGGCGGCCTTCTGATCCTCCGTGAACACCACGCCGGGGCGGAACAGCGCCGGGCACTCCCGCCGCAGCCACGCCATCCGCATCGCCCGGTACGCCTTGTCGCGCTCGGTCATCCCTTCCTCCCTGGTTGCCATCCCGCCCCCTCCCCATCCCCGTCGCCCCCCGGCGCCGTCGTGACGCGCGCCCGGGCGCTCGGGTTCATGCCGAAATCCGCGAGCAGCGCCCGCAGCCGCTTGGCCGCCTCCGCCCGCAGCGCGTACTCCGGGTACGCCACCGTCACCTCGCGCCCCCGCTGCGACGGCGCCGGCTTGTACGTCCGCTCCCGCCCCCGCGCCTTGCACGCCAGGTCCCACTCCCGCCACTCAGCATACGTGCTGCACAGCAGCTCCAACTGCGGGCCGTCCGCGACCGTCAGGACCTGCATGCCGCACAGGAGCTTGCCGAACCGGCGCCAGGCGGCCCGCTCCACCCGCGACAGCCGGCGCGGGCAGGGCGGCATCCCGCGCGCCGGCTTCGGCTCCCGGCGGGGCAGCGGGCGCTTGGCCGCGTTGCCGCGCAGGACGCGGAGGGCCGTGGGTTGCGGGATGGGGCCGGGCGGCATCAGGCGCGCCCCTCACCGCCTGTCGCAAGCCCGTAGCTGGCGCGGACCTCCGCCGGCCAGCACTCGAGATCGGCGATGCGGGCAAGCACGACGCGCGGCAAATAGCGAGCGGTGATCGGAGAGAGCGGCGGTCGCTCCCGGAGCGCCCATGCTCCAAGCAGCACCTCGGTCAGCGTCGAGCGCCGACGCTTGAGCCTGCGGCCGCGGCGTCCCTTCTGGGTCAACGTGGCGCTCACGCCGGCAACCTCCCGGCCGGCAACCCGCGCCAGAAGCTCTGACCATCACGCTGGAAAGGAGCGGCAACAGCGCGTAAAACACCGGCCGGCGCCGAAAAAGCGGCAGGTGCGAAAGGTCGATCATTCGCCTCACGTCCCGCCCCCCCGCCCCCCCCCGCCGGCCCCGCACGGCCCCGCACTCCCAGCCGCCTCCGGCAGCCCCAGCCGCGACCGCAGGTGCCGCGCCCACCGGGCCGCGACGGCCTGCTGCAGCTCAACCGTGGCGAGCAACAGGTGGCTGCTGGCCGGAGGCGTCGGGACGTTCACCTGCGCCAGGCGCGCCGCGGCCTCCTCGACCGCCAGGGCCAGCCGGGAGGCGCGAATAGACTCCGCCTGGGCGCGGCGGGCGCTGCGGAAGGGGAGGGGGTCGGGGCGGTGGCTCACGCGGCGACCTCCTGTGGCAGCGTCGCAGCCTTGCGCGAATTACAGCGATGGTGCGCACACTGGACGTTAGCCCGAGTATGCAGGCCGCCACGCGACAGCGGGATTACGTGGTCGATCGACGGCGCCTCGGGATGGTACCGATTGCCGGTGGCGCGCCGAACAGGTAAATGGCAGAGTTGGCAAGTCCAGCCATCGCGCTCGTAGATCTCGCGAGGGTGAAAATTCTCATGTGAAATACCGCGCTCGCGGACGCGACGGGTTGATCTGGCGATCTTCTTGGCGTAGACGTAGCAGCAATTATCCGAGCAAAAAAGCCGCGGGCGGCCAGGGCCGGCAGCGGGGGTGAAAACCGTCCCGCAGCGCCGACACGGCCGGGCCGACATGTCCGGTCGGATCGTTCGCGCAAGTGCGCGGCATGAGCGGCAATAGCACCTCCCCTTAAGACGCGGAGCCACACGGCACATGGCGCAAGGCTTGCCAACGGCAACAGGAGCGAGCACCTAAAATCACCTCCAATCCATCTTGCGGCCGAACAAGCGCGACCGCACGCCGGTCGCGCGGCTCGCCTGCTGGGGGATCTTACTCCCCCCTGGGTCCCGGTGGTACCACCCCGGCGCTCCCATCCCGTCGGAGGGCGCCCTCCTGGGCGGTGAGCTGGTTGTGGCAGCCGTGGCAAACGCCCGTCCCGTTCTCGATCTCCCAGCCGCCGCCGTCCTCGAGCGCGACGACGTGGTGCGCGACGGTGGACGTCGCGCGCCTGCACCGCGTGCAGACCGGGTGGAGCGCGAGGACGACGCGTCGCCACCAGCGGTGGCGGGCGCCGTAGCCACGAACGGCGGAGGACCCGCGCTGCTGGTCGTACACTTGGACGGCGGCGCCGCGGTGCTCATCGCAGTAGCCGCCCGCGACGAGCGCGGCGCACCCCGGCTGCCTGCATGGACGTAGCGGCGCATGGGGGCTCACGCCAATGATTCGAGGATGACAGCCTGGGCGGCTGCAACGTCCCCTGATTCCAGGTGGGTGCGAATCCGGTCCCGGTTTCCAGGATGGTCCAGCGGAAACTTCGGAGTCTCCGCCAAGGTTTCGGCTTGCCGCGGCAAGGTTCTGCTGCGGGGCCAGCGCCGCCACGCGGCCAGGAGTGCCGGGACTTCTCCCCGACGCCAGCGCGCGGCTTCTCGGATGCCGGGGGCGACCTCGGCCCAGGCGCAGGCGCACACGAACTGGCTGGCCTCGCGGTTCGCGAGCTGCGTGGCCAGCCAGTCGGCGAGGGGGGCGAGTCTCATGCTGCCGGCGTCACCAGCGCGAGGCACTCGGCGGGGAAGTCGTCAGAGGCTACCGGTGCCTCCGCCACCCAATCGCCTGCGGGCTGCGGCCAGAACCACCGGCAAGTGATGAGCGGACCGTCTACCTTCTCGACCGTCATGGGCGGCCCGCCGCTGTTGAGCCGCACGACGTTTCCGACCTCGAGCGCCATAAGGTTCTGCCTACGGCGTCGAGGTCGGCGGGTTGGCCGGTGAGCCGCTGGCCGGCGCGGCGGGTGCCGCGGGCGTGCTCGCGGGTGCGGGTGCCATGACAGGCGGGACGGCCGGCGTCGGCGTGGTCGTGCCTGCCGGTGCCTGCGGGCCTGCGGCCGCGAGGGCGGCGGACAGCGTGGCCGTGTGGGCCTGGATATCGGCCTGGATGGCCGCGGCGCCGGCGGTGTCGCCGGCCTCGCTCGCGGCGACGGCGGCGGCCGTGGCGGCGGGGACGCCGGCGAGGAAGGTTGCGACCTGGCCGAGGAGCGTGTCCTCGGCTGCCAGCGCGGAGCGGATGCCGTCGAGTGCGTCTGCCATTTGCCTGATCTCCTTGCGTAGGTTGACGAGTTCGAGCCAGATCACGACGCTGTCGAGATCGTGGTCGCGCTCGTAAGAATCGAAATGCTTCTCGCCTTCGGGGACGTGGCGGCGCATTAGAGAATCCGCCTGACCGCCAAGCGACAGAGCGTCAGCAGGGTGCTGTCAGCGGGGCGGTAAACGAATGCGCCGGTGCGGTAGCCCTTGAGCAACCGCACCCTGCGCCACCACGCCGTCTGCCTGATGCTCCCCATCGTGCCTCCGATCATCGCTCAATCGTCGCGGCGGTGTCAATGGGGTTTGGTGCCGCGGCGTCTGGGTGCAGCTTTCCCATTTTCCCTTTCTTCTACGCTTGCAGCGCGCTACGCCGGCCCAAGGCCAAAGAAAACACCACGCGCGAAGCGCGTAGCCTGCCGCCGAGCTGGCGTCAGCCAGCGAAGGCGGTTGACCCTGACAAGCTCCTGGAGAATGGACGCCCTTGACCGCCTTCGGCGGTTCCCGTGAGCACAGCCCACCCACCCAGGAGCTGCGCCAGCCGAACCTGCCGGGTGGCGCCGCACGCTGCTACCGTGAGAAATGGAACCGCTTTCGAGGTCCGTACCGAGGTCTTAGTATCCGCGCCATGCCGACGCGGTTTGCATTCCAGGGCGGAAATGGGGTCAAAGCGGCCGGATATCCAGCGGCGTCGTGCACAAGTCCCGGCCCCGCCGTGCACGTCGGCAAGGTTTGTTTCCGGGGGTTGCTCGACACGGTTTGAAAGCTGGCCCCGACACGCTCCAGGATCGCCACCTGGCCGTCGCCTGTCAACCTCGGTCATCCATGAATTTACGGATTCCTCTGCGGCCACGGGCAGGGCCTTGCGTGTCGCGGCGAATGCTGATATCGTCGCCGTTGCCCGAAAACAGGATCGCCAAATCCCTGTTCCCCCCGCAGCCGCACACTGCGGGGGATTTCTGTACTTCCGGCGGGCCTCCACGCAGGCCCCTGTCATATCGGGGCAACCCTCAGAGAGAGTTTCACCCGGTAGGAGATTTTCAGCGGTCCCAGCAGATTGCCTCGAACTCGGCTTCGGCTTCTGCCGGCGACAGCTTTGGGGAGTGTCACGGTCTGCACGTCCCAAGCGCGTTGCCTCTCGGCGCAGACGTGGCACTGCTGCGCGTTGGGGATCGAAGAGGCGGTATGGCCGCCGGTGGCCGCACTGCGGGCAGCGAGCCTTCCCGGCAACGACCTTGAGCGGAGGAGCGTAGACGCGCGGCACTGGTCGCGATCCTACCCACTAGCCGCACCGTCGCGCAAGACACGAGCAGTAGACACGTCCGTCGCGGCGACCGCTACAGCTTGCGATGGCAAACCCGTCAACATCCGCCACGCCATCAGCGCCTGCGGCAGGCACCAGCCGTTCCCCAGCGCCCTCAGCTGGTGGGCGCGGCCGGGGATGCGTCCGCAGGTGCGCGGCGGCTCCCAGGCTTCTTGCGCAGCGCCGCGAGGAGCGGGCCAGCGACCTCCGGGGGCAGGCCAAGGAAGCCCAGCGGCCAGCCTTGCAGCGCCTCGACCCATCGCGGGTTCAGCAGTCCTGTCTTCGCCGCTGCCACCTCGTCCGCCAGATCCCTGCCGCCGTGCTTCGTCCCGTGTCTCCCGATCACCGCCGCTTCCAGGCTCGGCCTCACCGGCCCGACTCTCCCCGCTGAGGGACTGGCCGACACCGACCGCGACGGACAACGGCAGCCCGACGTGGCCGACGCCGCAAGCCCACGACGCGGCAGCGGGGCGTGCAGATCGGACAGAAAAAGCCAGCAAAGCGCTCGCTTGAGGATTTTCATGCCTTTCCCTCCCTCAACCAGCCGCTCGCAACGCGTGCACCAGGCACCGAGGTGCACAGCGCCCGCCGCCGCGAGATCCTGGCAGAGTACCAGTCCAGGGCCTCTCGCTTTGGTGGGGGCGGTCATTGGTGCACCCGGCAGTAGACCATTTCGCCAATGGCTTCACCACCCGCCCCGCTCAGCTTCTCCCCCTCGCTGAAGCGTCCGCCTCCTGGCGATCTCCGTCCGCGCCGCCGCGTACGCCGCGACGACCAGGCGGTCCCGCTCGGTGTCTGGTACGCGGCCGAGCGCCCAGGCCCGCCGCGCCTTGTACCCGCGGCGCTCCCCGGCGCCCCAGCCGGCCCATAGCCTCTCGATCTCCTCGCGCGCCATGCTCGGCCCCTCCCCAAAGAGTACCACCCGCGCCGCCGGCGACAGGTCGACAACGCCGCCGGTCGTCCCCTCCGCGAACATGCGCTTGGCGCGGTCGATCGCCAGGAGCGGCGCCGGGGCCTCGTCGAACAGGCCGGCCGCGGCGCTGGCGCTCCCGGGGCCGCAGGCGACCAGGGCCTCGGCGAGCTCGTCGGCCCACCAGAGCGTCGTTTGCCGGTTGAGCAGGCCGGCGACGCGGGAGGGCGCGGCCAGCCGGCCGGCCCAGAGCATGCGGCCGAACCCCGGGGCCGCGACGCGCAGGACGAGCGCCGAGTCCACGAGGTCGGCCAGGGGGAGAGCGGCGGCGGCTGCCGGGGTCAATACCACTCCCTGAAAGCCTCCGCCGCCAGGTCGTCGCAGATATGGGCGCGGTGCTTGCCGGGATGGCCGCGAGTGCGGCTGCAATGATTGCCGTTGCCACAGGGGGCTGGCATGTTGCATCGCTGGTGGTCTGGCACCCTGAAAGTGGTAGCCGTCGATGCGGCCCCGGCATCTCGCTTCAGGTGCCGGCTGAGTTGCAGCGCCAGGGCGCCGTTCTCCTCCCGCAGCGCCGCGATCTCCGCGCACGCCTCGCCGTAGACGCGGCACTGGTCGGCCACGACCGCGCACACCTCGTCCGGCGACGGCAGGGGCGGCTCGAGCCCCAGGAGCGCCGCGAGCGCGCCGATGGCCCCGGCGCAGTCATGCCAGGTGGGGATGTGCTCGCGGGCGGCGGCGAGGACCGTGAAAGGGCCGGGCTCACCTTCCAGGTCAAGGAGCTTGCCGATCTCGGCCAACTCCTTGACGGCCGCCCTGTACAGCATGACATCTGGCGGCGGCGGCACCCGCAGGTCATCGGCGACCTGGACGGGGCCGCGCGGCCACACCGCGTCACGTAATTGCTCATCGGTCGCCGTGACCGCTGCGCGCATGAAAGCCGGATCGCCAAGCGGGGCGGCAGGAGGCTCCCGTAGGTCCCCGGCGACCTGGACCGGACACCCATTCAGCAGATCGCAGGTGGGGCAGCTTGGCGGTGGCGGCGGCGGGGCCGGTATCCTGATGCTCGGCCAGTCCTCACCAAGCGGCGAGCCGTGCGGCGGGTTGACCCCGTGCCACCAGTTGCCGGCCTCGTCGCGGCACCGGCCGCCGTGGCCGCGCTGGAAGAGGCAGGGACCGACCGGGTGGGGCGGCTCGCCCTTGATGACCGTCAGGAGGTCCCTGGCGCCGCAGGCATCGCGGCAGCCGCCGGTGAGCGACGGCGCGGGCCGACCAGCGGCTGTTTCACCGTCACGTTGCTCGTGGAACATGTCATGGTCCATTAGTCACCCCCGAAGATCGCGTCGAAGTCGGCGCCCTTGCCGCTGGCCGCGACGGGCGCCGCGCCGTCCTCGCGGTCCTCCTGCTCGACAGGCACCACGCGGCGCTCCTCCCGTTCCTCCCCCTCGCCGTCCAGGATCTCCGTCAGTTCGGCGGCCGTCTTGCGCAGCTGCTCCTCGTCGGCGGGCTCGTCGATCTCGCCGGCCGTCGCCAGCCGCCGCTCCTCCTCCGTCACCACCGCAGGCTCCCCGGCGGCCGGCGGGTAGTTCTCCTCGACGTACAGGAGCACCCGCTGCGCCGTCGCCTCCCCGACGCCCGCAACGGCGCACAGGTCCCGCGAGGTCGCGACCCGCAGCGCCGCGAGCGTCCCGTACTCGGCCAGCTCGAGCGCCTTGCGCGCCGCGGCCGGCAGGCCCGGCACCTCCGCCAGGGAGAACCCCGGCGCCGCGGCCGGCGGGGCCGGCGGGTCCTTCTCCGCCTTGGCCGCGGCGGCTGCCCTGGCGAACTTGCCACGGTCGCGCTCCCAGGCGCGGATGGCCGCCACGGCGTCGGCGCCCAGCTGGCGCGGCGGCTCCTCCCGGGCGCGCGCTGCCTCCTGCTCGGTCATGTCCCGCACGTCGAGGCATTCCTCGGTGTCCAGCCTGAACACCGCGACTTTCTTTCGGTCGGTGTCGCTGACCGTCTTGCAGCGCACCGGGCGCTGCTCGGCGCGGGAGCGCACCTGCTCGGCCAGCTGCTCGACCTGGCCGGTCAGGCCCTTGAGGTCCGCCCTGGTGCGCGCGGCGTACTCCCGGCGCTCGGCCTCGATCTCGTGGCGGCGGCCGACCGCGGCGGCCATCTCGTTGGACTTACGGGCCACCTCCTCGTCGGTCAAGGCGCAGACCAGCTCGCGGTAGTGCTCGGCGCGCTGGGCGGCGGGCTCGGCCGCGGCGGCCTCCGCGGCCTTGGCACCCCGGCGCTTCTTGACCTCCTCGTGCGGCACGACGCGACCGGCCGCCGGAGGCTGGACGCTATCCGGGGCTGATGCATCAGCCGGAACCGTATAGGTGACCGTCACGCCATCACCGATGTCCTCCTTGACCACCTTGTCCTTCGCCTTCCGCCCCCGCCGCTCTGCCGCTGCCTTCTTCACTCCCGGCGCCTTCGCGCCGCCCCGCTTGCCCTTGGTCGCCATCGCTGGACCGCCTTTCTTGGTGGTAGCGCGCACCGCACTCATGCGGTTCGTGCTCTACGTCTGCGTTGCAAGCGCCGCACGGGCACTCACGGTCAACCGCTCAGCCTTCGTTGTACCTGCCGCAGCGCCAGCAGCGCCATTGCAGCACGTATGGCCAGCTCATATCGGCACCGCCTCCCCGTCGTCGTCCCGCTCCTCGCGCTCGCCCGTCACGTCCCGCCGCCGCTCCCGCGCCGGCTGCCCGTCCCGCTCCTCCCGCTCCCCGGCGTCCGCCGCGACCGCCGACGGCAGCCGCCACATCCACCCGCCCCCGGCCGCCGTCGCCTTGAACGTCCGCACCCCGAGGTCCGCCCGGGCCAGGTCGAGCGCCGCCTTGCTCACCATGGCCCCCTTGGCCCCCGCCAGCACGTGCGCCGCGTACCGCGCCCCGGTGCGCAGCTCCTCGCGCAGGAACGCGACGGCCTCCTCGCGCGCCCTGGCGCCCCCGGCGAGCGGCCGCTGCGCCGCCGCGTGCGCCAGGTCCTGCGCCGTGTGCGGCGACTCCCCGCGCCAGTAGAGCCGCGTCCCCTCGATCACGTAGCGCAGGCTCGGCCCCGGCGCCGACAGGTTGTGCTTGGCGTGCGCGACCACGCCGGCCTGCTCGCCGGGCCGAGCCGCCGGGTCGCGGTACGTGGACAGCACGCTGCGCACGATCTGCGCGAAGGCGCCGCTGCCCGCCACGCGGTAGACCAGCTCGAGGCTGCCGCCCTTGGGTGGGTGCGCGATCGCTAGGCACGAGCACCCCGTCTCCTGGACCAGCGCGACCAGCGGGTGCAGGGCGGCCCGCACGTCGCCGGCCTTGTTCGGGTCGTACTTCCTGCCGAAGAAGCTGGACAGCGGGTCGAACACGACCAGCGCCGGCCGGTGCTTCACAATTGCCCGGCGCAGGAAGTCGTAGCCCGCCTCCTCGAGCGTGAAGGTGCGCCGCGCCAGGTTGTACGCCCACACCCGCGAGCGGTCGGCGCCGTTGTCCTCGAGCCGCGGCCCGAACGTCTCCTCGGGGTCGTCCTCGGCCAGGAAGTAGAGCACCCCGGCCGGCGGGGCCGGCGGCCCGCCGTTCGAGTTCGGCAGCTTCGCGCCGACCGTGATGGACGCCGAGAGCGCCGCGGCGATCGTGCTCTTGCCGTCGCCGGGCAGGCCCGCCAGGATGGTGAGCTTGCCGGCCGGGACGTACGGCCGCCACAGGAACGACACGTCCCGCCGCGTCACGGTGTCCATGCGCAGCAGCGCCTCGTCCACGTCGGCGCAGGCGTCCAGCGGCTTGGCCGCGGCGCAGGCGGCGCGGACGCGCGCGGCGAAGGCGCCGGGGTCCGCGGCGTGGAGCTCGCCGGGGTCCTTCAACCCGTCCGGCATCTCGACCACCAGCAACGGCTCGCCGTCGTAGCCCACCTGGCGCAGGCGCTCGGCCAGGGCCGCGACGAACTTGGCGCCCCCCTCGTCCGGCTCGCGGACGGCGTAGGCGCGGCGCAGCCCGCGGACGTGGGCCGCGAGGATCACGTCGCACGCGGAGGCGCCGGGGACGCCGAGCGCCGGGAGCTTGCTCGCCCACAGGCACCAGCAGTCACTCTCTCCTTCACAATAAATCGCTACCGGCCGGCGCATCGCGAGGACCGCCGGCAGCCGGTCCAGCCCGTAGAGCGCGAGCGCTTGGCCGCGCGGCATCCGGTACTTGTCGCGGCCGGCGAGCGCGACGCGCCGCTTGGCGAACAGCTCGCGGCCGGCCTCGTCGTGGTACGGCACCAGGACGGTGCCGCGCTCCTCGCGCAGGCCGGGGCCGCGAGCAGCGTCGCGCAGCCAGGACGCGGACAGCCCGAAGCGGCCGGCCAGGGCGGCGATGGTCACGGGCTGGCGCTCTTCCGGCCCTGCCGCTGCACCAGCCTGCGCGTGGCCCGCGACCGCCTGGTGGGCGGCACTCCCGGCAGGGGCGGCAGGAGATCGGCCCTCCTGGGGCCGCTGGTGAGGTCGCCCGCTCCCGCCGGTCACTGGCGCCGGCCGGTCGTCCGCGACAGCGCCCCCGCGCCAGCCGCCGGGGCCGGCCTCGCGGTCGTCGAAGAGATCCTGGTAGTCGAGCCCCAATGCCCCGCAGACCGCCTCCGTCGAGCAGCCGGCATGGCAGAAGCACAGCGCTCCGTCCCGGCCCTGCGTGACGTGGAGCGACGCCGTGCCGTCCTCGTGTGCCGGGCAGGCGAGCATCCAGTCGCCGCTGCCCCCCCGGCGCTTGCCCTTGTGGGCCGCGAGCACGCGCGCCAGGCCGTCGCCGTGGCTCATGCGCCTACCTCGCAGCCGGCCGACGCGAGGACGGCACGCGCCCGCTGGAGGGCGCCCGGCTCGTTCCAGGCGCGCGACAGGCCGCTCGGGTGCGGCAGGATGACCACTCGCGTCGCCAGGTTGAACGTGAACGGGTCGAAGGTGACGTCGAACGCCCCGCACACCTTCGACCCGCAGAGGACGATGACCGGCGGCTGCGCGTCCCCGGCGCACAGGTGCGTTGCGGTCGAGCGGGCCTCCGCGATCCGCCACGGTCCGGCGCACAGGTTCACGCGGTCGTAGGCCAGCAGGTACTGCCGCTCCGTGAGGCGCATGACCAGGTGGCACAGGCGCCAGCCGGCGCAGCGCGGCGGGTCCGGCCAGAGCGCGAACCGCGGGTCCCCGCCGTAGGGGTTGGACTCGCCGACCAGCAGGGGGCGCGGCAACCGCTCAGCCATCCCGCCTCCGCACCGCGACGATCACGTCCCGCACCCGCCGCACCGTCGCCTCCCGGCCGTCGCCGAACCGCACGCGACAGACGCTCGATCGGCCGGCGAGCAGGTGCAGCACGACCGCCCCGCGGCCCCGATACTTGACGCGCTGGCCGGGGGCCAGATGGCGGCGCAGGCGCGCGCGGGTCTGGGTCACGCCAGGGCCTCGATGGTCAGCTGCTCGGTCCCGCGCGCCGCCTCACTCTCCGCAGCCGCCACGTTCTTGACCATCTGGCGGAAGTAAGACGGCTTCAACTCGACACCTATCCCGCGCCGGCCGAGCCGCACCGCCTCGTAGACCGTCGAGCCGACGCCAGCAAACGGGTCAGCGACCACCTCGCCGGGGTTGCTCCACAGGTGCAGGAGCCGCTCGATCACGTCGCGCTGCAACGGGTGGACGTGCTTCTCGTCCTGCTCGTCCCGCGCCGGCTTGAACGGCAGCACGCGGTCAACGCGCACGTCGTCCCAGAACGAACTCGCGTACTGCCGCCAAATCCAATGACTGTACAGGTTCTCGGTCTGCTTGCCCTTCCAGCCGCGATAGCTCAGCAGCTCCTTCGGGATCTCCCGTTCGCCGGCGTACTCCATCAGCCCCTGCGGGTGCGTGATCGGCACCGGATTGACGCCCTTGCGGCGGAAAACCAACAGGTAGTCGGCGGAGGCGACGGTGCAGCGGCTGCTGTCATTGACGATCTGCTGGTGGGCGAGCGCCTTGGTCATCGTGCGGTTTCTGACCGCAAGCGGCTCCTTCCAAGCGTGGTACCGCGCGACGTGGCGCCAGCCAGCCTTGTTGTGGGCGCGGATGATCTGGCCCGGGAAGTCCACCAGCCAGTCATTACCGGTGTTGCCGCTCGGAATGTCGGTGCAGTGGACGCAGGTTTCTCGGCCCGGCATCGTGACGCGGAACAGCTCGCGGAGGATGAAGGCGTAGTGCCGCCAGAATTCCTGATAGGTGCGGGCGTTCGAGAGGTCGCGCGGGGAGCTGCTGTAGTGGTACAGCGCACCGCCGCCCTCGGTGGCGAACGGCGGGGAGTAAATGGACAGGTGGATGCTGCCGGCGGGAAGCGTCGGCAAGACTTCCATCGCGTCGCCGCAGTACAGGGCGTAGCGATCGGTCAGGAGTTGGTCGGCGATCGGCATTTACTCCCAACCCTTCGCTGGCTTGAAGATTCCCGGACACGGCGAGCCGTACATGCTGTCGTGTTTCTTTGGCTTTCGCAGCGAACCGTCGCCGCCACGAGGAATCTCAGTGGCGCACCATTCATCGCAAACGCAACAGACCGCTTTCACTGTGCGAGCCACGCCGGCACCTCCGTCTCCACCTGGTAGTCCACCCCGCGCTCGATGCGCAGCGCGTCGTTCATGTGCGCCACCAACTCGGTGAACATCCGGTCGGCCGCCGCGCTCTTGCGCCGCAGGTTCTCCCGGATGCCGGCCTCGCCCTCGGTCGCGACCAGATCCACCGTCACGGGCCGCGTCTGGCCGAAGCGCCAGCAGCGCCGCACGGCCTGGTAGTACTGCTCGTAGCTGTGACTGGCGAACGTGACGACGTGCGCGCAGTGCTGCCAGTTCAATCCGAACGCACCGATCTTGGGCTTGATGACCAGGACCCGCAGCTGGCCGGCGGAGAACGCCTCGTAAGCTTCCTCCTTCTCCTCGTCGCTGTGGCGGCCGGCGATCTGGCGCGCGTCGGGAATCAGCTCAGCGAGCAGGTCACCTTCCGGGTTGAGGTGGCACCAGACCACCGCCGACTGCCCGTCGTCCACCAACTCCGCGACCCGCTCGCATCGCTCCCGCAGCGTCCGGCGTCGCTCCTCGCGCTCCTCCCGCAGGCCCTGCGCCGCCATCGGAAACAGCATCCCGGGCGCCAGCGTTCGCGCCTTGACGATGTGCTCATTCTCGATCAGCGGCGGCAGGGCGAACCCGGCGTCGGAGAACCCGAGGTCGGACGGTCGCCGGCAGGCCCGCGCCCACGAGCACACCCACCGCCAGAACGGCTCCTGCGCGTGACCCTTGAAGCGCCACTTTGGGGGACCGACACCGCCGCCCATGCGACCAGCCCAGGACCGCTTCATCGCCACGTTGTTCTGATCGTTCTTGAAGAACCGCGTCAGCATGTCCACCAGGCCGAGCTGCCCGAGCGCCTCGCTGCTCGTCCCGAGTTCAGTGTAGTCGTTCGGCGCGGCCGTCGCGGTGCACAGCAGCCGGTAGGGGATGGTGCGCAGGAACTCGGTCACGGCCGCGCGGCGCTTGCCGTCGAAGCCCTTGATCGCGCTCGACTCGTCGCAGACCACGCCAGCGAAGTCGCGCGGATTGTAGTGGTGCAGCTTCTCGTAGTTGGTGACCAGGATCACCGGGAACACCTCGCGCACCGGCTCTGAACGGCTGGCGCGGATGGCCTTGATCCCAAACTTCTCCGCCTCGCGCACCGTCTGCTGCGCGACCGCCAGCGGCGTCAGGATCAGCACCGGCCGGTTAGTGTGCTCGAGGACGTTCTGCGCCCACACCAGTTGCATTGGCGTCTTGCCCAACCCGCAGTCCGCGAAGATCCCGCCGCGCCCCTTGCGGATCGCCCACTCCGTCAGCGCCGCCTGGAACGGAAACAGGTCGGGGTGCAACCAGATCGGCTCGAACCCGGCGTCCTCGCCGAGCTGCTCCTTGGCGCGCAGGAAGGTGGCGTAGTCGGTGGTCACTTCGGCGGCTCCGAATCGTTGTAGATATAAACCTGCTCAACTTCAACGCGGACCTTGTGGTTCATCCTGCGAGCGTGCCGCACCGCCCTCTCGCGCGCACTCCTCGAGTCCTTACCGGCAGCCTCCCACCGCTTGCCGCAAGCCTCGCATTCTGCCAGGATGCATGGCCACGTGTGCCAATCGCTCACCGCCGCCCCCTCCCGCCAGTCTCCTCGTCCCACTGCCGCAGCCACATGTTAGCGAGCGTCTGCGTGGCGCTGATCTGACTCTTGATCGAGTCCACCGCCGCGAGCCCCCGCGCCCGCTGCTCCTCCGCCGTGTCGAGCTGCGCCCGCAGCTCCCGGGTGTCCGCCGCGACCCGCTCGCGCGCCACCGTGACGCCGTGCCGGGCCAGCACGGTCCCCATGGCGTCCAGCCCGCGCCAGGCGGCGTCGCGCTGCTCGGCGAGGTCGCGCCGGATGCCGGGGATCTCGCGGCTCGCGGCGGCCAGGGTGGCCCGGGCGTCCTCCATCAGCGCGGACAGCCGGCGCAGCTCGGCCTTGATCTCCTCGGCCTCGGCGCCCAGGTCGACGTTGCTGCCGTGGCCGAAGGCGGGGTCGGTCACGGACGCTCCATTACAAAAATGTAGACACCGACCGGCAACAGGAGGCCAACGATCAAAAATGCTATCTGGTGCCATTCGTTGTCAGAGCGAGAAGCAAATATACAGGCAGTCAAGAGCCATGCACAGAGAACGGCAAGCAACGCAAGGATTGCAATGGTTTTCAGGATGGCTTTCACGCTTTCGACTCCCGCGGTGCGAGGATGCCGCGCAGCACCTCACCGGCAGGACCGAAGTCGGACGGCCGGCCGACAGCCGCGGCGGCAACGATCCGCGCGACCGCCTCGTACTCCATGCGGCGGACCTCGATCGGTGCGGGCGCATCGAGCAGGCGTACGCGCAACGCAAGCCGCCGTCCCCAAGCCGCGCTGAACTGCGCACGGGCGCGCTCGTAGGAGCTGCCAGACCTCATCTCGGCGAGCACTTCCTCGTCGGTCATTCGCACCCCCTGCCCGATGAGGATGAGCGAAACGAACCACCAGGGGTGATCGTGCAGGGCGCGGTCGTCGTCGTCGCGCAGAAACTTGTGCAGGTAGCAGCTTCCGAAGCGCTTGCTGCGCCATATGTACCAGCGCAGCAGGTAGGGTCGCGCCGGATCACCGATCACCATGTCCGGCTTGCGCGTCACTCCCCGCCTCCCCGCCGGCTGCTCGCCACCACGTCGTCGCGCCACACCCGGATGGCCGACTTGCCGGGGAGCGACACCGTGACCACGGCCTCCGGCCCGAGCGCCCGCACCAGCTTACCGATCTTCGCCAGCTCCGGCATCAGGTACTCCGGCTTGAGCGCGCCGGCCTCGGTCACCTGAAACAGGTACCGCTCCCGCGTGCTCACGCCGGCCACCTTCGCGACCGGCGCCGGCGGGGGCGGCGGCTCCTCGCCCCGCTTGTCCGCCGCAGCGAGCTCCCGAGCGGCCAGGCGCTCCCGGGCCTCCCGCTGGCGCCGGCTGTAGTCCTTGATCGCGGCGTCCAGCGTCGCCTTGGCCGCCAGGACCGGGCGCAGCTGCTCGGCCTGCTCAGCGCGCGTTGCAGCGACGGCCGCCAACTGCGGGGCGAGGATGCGCCCATAGCTCTCGGTGATCCGGCGCTCGAGCGCCCGCACGCCGTCCACCAGCACCTTGCCGGCGGCTTCCAGGTCCTGCGGGGTGCGAATGGTGGCCAACTCCTGCGCCCGCTGCTCGAGCGCCGTGCGGGGCGCCTCGAACTGCTCGGGCAGGGGGCGCGCGTCCTGCTGCGGCTGCGCGGCGGGGGCGGTCACGCGGACACCTGCGGCGCCTGCGCCGCCTCGATCTCGGCGCAGCGCTGGATGTCAGCCAGCGCCGCCTCGTTGGAGCAGTAAAAATCCGGAACCCTTTCGAGGTAGGGAGCATGCAACCCCAGGATCTCTTGCAGCTTCTTCGCATCCATCGCCTCACTCGCCACCGACGTTGTACCTGCCATGGTCGTTGCCTCCCGTGCCGTCTGGGCGGTAGCGCCGGTACCAGCCGGCCAGCGCGCCCCGCCAGGTCAAGTCATCCTGGTTTGCCCACTGCTCGTAGCGCAGCTCCCGGTAGGAGCCGTCGTCGCGCAGGGACACGATCCGCCGGCGCACCTCGCAGTCCGGCGGCAGTTGCAGGGCCTTGCGCAGCCCCCAGGCGTAGCCGGCGAGTTGCAGGGCGTGTGGGTTGCCCTGGCGCGCCGGCAGATCGTACAGCTTGAAGTCGAAGAGGTAGAGCTTGGTGCCGCGCACGGCCGCGACCGGCCCGAGCGCCAGGTCCACCCGGCCACCCGCCGCGCGGCCCCGGGCGTCCTCCGCGACGAAGGCATGCTCGAGCCGGAAGCGAGTAGGGCTGCAAGAGTCAAGGAGGTCGATGCGGTGCGCGGCCCACGTTGCCGCCGCCGCCAGGAAGGGATTGACCTCCGTGTCACCGGCGCCAGCTGCTCTCATGTCGTCGTGGCTCGGCAGCGCCGTCAGGCCCTTGCTGAACGCGAGCGCCATCGCGGTCAGCTGGTGCACCCGCTGGCCCCGCGCCGCCAGGTGGTCCAGCCGCTCCCGCGACAGCCATGCCGGGTACTCCACCCCGAGCCCCAGGTCGGCCAGCAGGCCCGTGACGCCGGGGCAGGGGCGGCCGTCCGGCGTCCGGTAGCGGCCGGGCTGCGAGGGCGCCCTGGCGATGCGCGACAGGCGCGCGGCGTCGGGGGCGGGGCCGGCGTAGACGAGGGGCATGGTGGACGCGCCTTAGAAGTCGTCGAAGGGAGTGCCGCCGGTGTCGCCGCTGCCGTCGCCGTCGGCCGGGTCGTCGAAGGGCGTCCCGCCCCCGCCGCGCGGCGCACCGGCGGCCGTCTCGACCTTCGCCTCGCGGTCCCAATAGGGCTTGAAGCCCTCGACCTCGATGGCGCCCTCTTCCGCGCCAGCCTTGACCGCCGCCTTGTCGTCCGTCGGCGCCCACTTGACCGGCTTGGCGAACATGTTCTCCGAAGTCTTGGCCTTCTCGCTGACCGTCATCACCAGGCCGCCGAACCCGACGAACTTGGCGAGGTCGAAGCCCTTGGCGCGGATCTTGTCCAGCTCGGCCTCGGTGAACGGCCGGCCCCGCCACTGCTCGACCATGGTGCGCAGCTTGCTCCCCTTCTTGCTGCCGCCGAACCCGATGTTGTAGTCGAAGTACTGCCGGACCTCCTTGCGCGTGCCGGCGAGGTCACCCTCACCCTCGTACACCTCGTCGATCTGGCACAGCAGGAAGCCGCGGTGCTGCATCTCGCCGGCCTTGAACTTCGACGCTTCCTCGCCGAGGTCCACGACCTCCGCGACGACAAACCTGTGCCAGCCGTCCGACGCCGGCTCGCTGCCCTCGAACTCTGACATCCCTACCCTGGTCTGCGTCTGGTGCTTCGCCATCACAGCACCTCCAACGCGGCCAGCGGCCAAGGCTCCAGGCCGTTTTCGCGCGCCCAATGGTGGAAGGCGCGGTGAAGCGTTCTCCCCCCAAGCTCGACCGCGATGCGCCAGCCGAATGCGTGCTGCGTCCAGGGACGATTCCTCGCCTCCTGCGCCTCGCGCACCTCGGGGAGGTCCTCGTAACTGATCGGCGCCTCGCTCCGCTCGCCAAGCGCAAGCTGCGCTAGGCAGGCATAAGCCGGGTCCTCGTAAACGACGCCGAGCCGGCGAGCCTCAGCCGTTGCCGCCTCCTTGGTGAACCAACCGCTCAATATCGAATCGCTGTCGTCTTCTACATGCACCACCAGAAACACTGTGTTCATTCGCCTCGTCTCCTGTCTGCCCGTCCTGGCCGTGATCGGCACCTTGGGCGCTTGGGGGTTGCGATACTTTAGAATGGTTTCATCGCCTCCGCTTCGTTCGATGCCATCCGCGCGGCCGAGTCGAGCCCGGCGGCGTATCCCTTCTTGTACTCCTCGCTCCCGTGATTCGCGGGCACGCGGCGCAGGTATGACGCGAGGTCCATCAGCGCCTTGCGCACGGCGATCTTCTCGGCGGGGAGCATCAGACCGCCCCGCCAGCCGCTTCCTGTTCCTGTGGCACCGCGACCCGCTCGGCCGCGAAGTGATCGACGATGATGCGCCGCATGTACTCGCTGAGCCGCGCATAGCCGAGCTGCTTCTGCCTCGCGACGGCGACCTCGTAGAGCGGGCCGAGCGCCACCTTGACCTCGCGGCGCGGATTGGCGTCCTCACTCCGCGGCCCGACGCGCTCCCCGCGAGCGTTGGCCCGCTGCTCCTCCCGCTGCCTCTTGGCATTCCTCATCCCCGTCTCCTTTCGGCTCCGCTGGGGAGCGACTGGCGGAATGGTACTCCGGCCCATTTCGCCCTGTCAAGCCCAATAATTGGGCGGTATGGGCTTGACGCGGAAAGTCAGAACCGCTACCCTGTTTCCCATGGCCACCCTGGAAGCCACGGTCGAGCGGCGCATCTTCGCCGCGGAGGACGGCGGGTTCGCCGTGCTCGCGCTGGACATCGCCGGCGCCCGCGAGACTGCCGTGGGACCGCTCGGCCACCTTCGCCCCGGTGAGACGGTGCGCCTCTCCGGCGACTGGACAAACCATCCGCGCCACGGCAAACGCTTCGCTGCACAGGGCAGCGAAGTCATCCTGCCATCGGGGCAAGTCGGCGTCGAGCGATTCCTGCGCTCCATCGATGGCGTAGGACCGGCCACCGCCAAGGCGCTAAGCGAGCGATTCGGCGACAAGGTGATCGACATGGCGCTCGGCGACGCCAGCCGATTTGCCGCCGAGGCAGCCGGCGCCATCCCGCGGCTGTCCTTCGCCATGGCCCTGAGCATCAGCCGCCAGATCGCCGAGCGCGGGACAGAAGCCAGGACGATGGCGCGGCTCCGCGAGTGGGCGGTCCCGGAGCGCTTCGTGCCGCGCATCCTCAAGCGCTACGGCGGCGGGGCTGTGGCGCTCATCCAGGAGAACCCGTACCGCCTGATCGACGACTTCGAGGGCGTCGGGTTCGCCACGGCCGACGCGATCGCCAGGGCCTCCGGCGTGCCGCACGCGAGCGCCGCCAGGATCGGGGCCGGCGTCATGCACGTGCTCGCGGAGGCTGCCGGGGACGGCCACTGCTTCGTGCCGCGGGACCGGCTGGCCTGGGAGTCGGCCAAGCTGCTCGAGCTGAAGGCGGCGACGATCGCGCCGGAGCTGGCGCAGCTCGAGACGCTCAACCGCGTCGTCATGGACGGCGACAGCGTGTACCTCAAATGGTGGTTCGACTGCGAGTGCGACGTGGCGCGGCGGCTGCTGGCGCTGGCGGCGCCGTCCACGCCGAAGCCGCGAGCGTGGACCTGCGCCTGCGGCTGGACCGGCATGCCGGAAGACACGGGGCCGGATGACCGACCGGGAAGCATCGGCGCCGTCTGCCCAGCCTGCGACAGCGCCGGTGGCCTCGCTCTCGCGCGGGAGGTGGGTGACGCCGCCGCGGTAGGACGCGCCGACCTGTCGCGCCGCGCCGGCTTCGAGCTGACCGACGACCAGGCCGCGGCCGTGCGCCTGATGTGCGCGGCGCCGGTCTGCATCGTTACCGGAGGCCCCGGCGTGGGAAAGAGCTCCATCGTCCGCCTGGTGGTCGAGCTGGCCCGCGAAGGCGACACGGTCGTCCGCCTGTGCGCCCCGACCGGCCGGGCCGCCAAGCGCCTCAGCGAGCTGTCCAGCGCCGGCGCCCAGACGATCCACCGCCTCCTGATGTACCACCCGGAGCAGGGGTGGCGGCACAACGAGCTGAACCCGCTGCCGGCGGACCTGGTGATCTGCGACGAGGCCAGCATGGTCGACGTCGGCCTCGCGGCGCGCCTGCTGGCCGCCCTGCGCCCCGGCTGCCGGCTGGCCCTGGTCGGCGACGCGGACCAGCTGCCCTCCGTCGGCCCAGGCCGGGTGCTGCGCGACGCGATCGAGAGCGGCGCCGTGCCGGTCGCGCGGCTGGACCGCGTGTTCCGCCAGGGCGCGGCGTCGCGGCTCGCGGTCAACGCGCACCGCCTGAACCGCGGCGAGCCGATGGAGATCCCGGCCGCCAGGGAGCCCAGCGACTTCTACGCCTGCTTCGTCGAGGACCCGGCGGCGCTGGCGGCCGCGGTCGTGCGCATGGCCGCGGAGGCGATCCCGCGACGGCTCGGCGTGGACTTCCTGCGCGACGTGTGGGTGCTGTCGCCGATGCACAAGGGGCCGCTCGGCGTCGAGGCGCTGAACGCCGCGCTGCAAGCCGCGGTCAACCCCGCCGGTCAGCCGTTCGGGAGCCCCAAGCGGGGCCTGCGCGTCGGCGACCGCGTGATGCAGCAGAAGAACGACTACGACTTGGACGTGTACAACGGCGACAGCGGGACGGTCGAGGCGGTCGGTCGCGACGCCGACGGCAAGCCCACGGTCACGGTCAGGATCGACGACCGCGCCGTCGAGTACACGGTGGAGAAGGCCGGCGCCTTGAAGCTGGCCTACGCCTGCACCGTCCACAAGGCGCAGGGCAGCGAGTACCCGGTGGTGCTCCTGGCCTGCCACGACTCGCACTACATCATGCTGCAGCGGACCCTGCTGTACACCGGGATGACCAGGGCACAACGGCTGCTGGTGCTGTGCGGGACGCGCCGGGCCGTTGAGATCGCGGCGTCGCGCGTCGAGTCGCGGCAACGGTGGACCGGACTGGCGGGGCGGCTGCGGGAACCAATCACGGAGGGAGCATGACCGACAACCGCCGACACCCTGGCTACTGCCACAACTGGCGCCCGTGGCGCCTGTACCTGCTGCCCAACCAGTACAGCGGCGCGCCGCGCTCCTTCTGGGTGCGCGAGTGCCGCAACTGCCCCAAGCTGCAAATCCGCAGCACGGAACCCCGATGACCTCCGCCACGCTCCCCGCCGACCCGGCCGCGCAGCGCGCCTTCGTGCTCGCCGGCCGCGCCGTGTTCACGGTCCAGAACGCCGCGACCGGCGGGAGGTTCACGTACCGGGTGTCACGGCACCGCGAGGGGGTAGCATTCGTCACGGTCCTGACCGGCCCCGACAACGAAGGTGACTACAGCTACCTCGGGACGCTCCGGCAGTGCCGGAAGGGCTGGTACTACAACCACGGCGCAAAGAGCCACGTGCGGCGTGACGCGCCATCGGCGGTGGCGTTCGCCTGGCTGTGGAAGCGTCTGCGTTGGGGATGGCCGCTCCCGCCATCTGTCACCCTGCACCACGAGGGCCGCTGCGCCAGGTGCGGCCGGGCGCTCACGGTGCCGGAGAGCATCGCGGCCGGGTACGGCCCCGAGTGCATCGGGAGGCTCGCGTGAGAGTACTGGCGATCGACCCGGGACCAACCGAGAGCGGCGTCGTGCTGTTCGAGAATGGTCGCGTGAAACGTGCCGGCGTCCTCGGCAACGAGCGCCTGCGCGATCGGCTCAGCAGCATCGAGCTGCTACCGCTTGGGCAGTTCCCGGCCTGCGCGATCGAATGGATCGAGAGCATGGGCATGCCGGTCGGGAAGGAAGTCTTCGATACCTGCCTGTGGGTCGGGCGCTTCCTCGAGCGCTGGTACACCGTGACCGGCGAACGTCTCGGCAACGGCGCGGCGCTCATCACCCGCCGCGAGGTCAAGCTGCACCTGTGCGGCTCGGCGCGCGCAAAGGACCCCAACGTCCGGCAGGCCCTACTCGACAAGCTCGGCCCCGCCGGCACCAAGAAGGCCCCCGGCCCCACCTACGGCGTCCACGGCCACCTGTGGGCAGCGCTCGCGGTGGCCGTCACCTATGCAGAGACGAGAGGAGCGACATGAAGACGATCACACAGCGCAAGATCTTCCAACCGAAGAGCAATGACGGCGGCTTCGGTCTGTCCGAATGGCATGCGTATTGGGGCGCCCTGACAGAAGCTGAGCGCCAGTCCGTCCGTGACAAGGCCGGCCAGGAGCACATGACGCTCTCGGCGGTGGCGATGCAGTGGGGCGCGGTGGTGACGCCGTGACCGACCCCACCGCGCAGGCCACGCAGCCCCAGCAGCCCCCCGACGTCCAGCTGATCCCCGTCGCCGACCTCCGGCCGTCCCCGTTCCAGCCGCGTGGGCGTGAAAGCGGCCGGGCCGACCCGGCGCTGGTCGCGAGCGTCAGGGCGCAGGGGGTGATCCAGCCGCTCGTAGTGCGTATGGTCATGCTCCGCTCGGATGAGCCACCGCCAGAGCTCGGCACGCTGATCCCGGAAGTCATGGCCGGCCACCGCCGCCTGGACGCCGCGCGCCGCGCCAAGCTCGCTGCCGTCCCCTGCGTCGTCCGCGAGGCGACGGACGCGGAGGCCGCCGCGATCGTCCACGCCGAGAACGCCTACCGTCTGGACCTCTCGCCGATCGAGTCCGCCGCGATCGTCGCCTCCGCGCTCGCTGCCCACGGCGGCAACGTCTCCCGCGCGGCCCGGGCGCTCGGCCTGTCCCGCCAGGCGGTCCTGCGGCGGGCGCGGCTCGCGCAGCTCTCGCCGGCCTGGCGCGCCGCCGCGGCGGACCCGGCGTCCGTCGTGGCCGGCTGGGGCGCTGCGCACCTCGAGGCCGTGGCGCGCCTGCCGGAGGAGTCGCAGGAGGCTCTCTACCGGCGGCTCGCGCTGGACGGCCTGCCGGCCCGGCCCACCGTCGAGGACGTGGAGCGGCTGACCGTGGCGGGGCTACGCGTGGTCACTGACGCACCGTTCGACCTCGGTGACCCGCAGCTGATCCCGCTCGCGGGGCCGTGCACCACCTGCCCCAAGCGGTCGGACAAGAACCTGTTCGAGGAGGTCACCGAGGGTCAGCGCTGCCTGGACCCAGCGTGCTGGGACCGCAAGCTGGACGCGCACGTGGAGGTCTGGTATCGCACGCAGCTGGCGTTGACCGGCAACGCCTTCCTGCTGCGCACCAGGCACTACCCGAAGGACGCTCCGGACGCCCCGGGACTCGCCGACCAGGCGCAAGACGCCGGGGCGTGGGAAGTGCTGGGACCGGTCAACGAGGCACGGTCGGATGACCAGCGAGCCATCTACGTCGATGGGCCGAGACGCGGCGAGGTCGTGACGGTGCGCCGCTTCGCGCCGCTGCCGAGCGAGCGCCCCCCGCTGGCCGCCGCCGCTGCCCTCCCCAAGATCGGTCGCCCCACCAAGGCCGAGGCGGCCCGCAGGCGCGCCCAGGAGGCCCGCTGCGCTGAGATCCTGGCGGCCCTGGCCTCCGCAGCCCCCCAGGCGCTCCCCGATCTCCTGGACCTCGTGGCGCTGGTCAGCGCGGCGGCGGGGACCGAGGGGCCGGCGGAGCTCTGGGAGTCCTACGACCTGACGTGGCGGCTGCTCAGCTCGGTCGACCCGTCGGCAGACGGTCTGCGCCGGGCGCTCTGGGACGTGGCGCTCGGCCGGCTCGAGCCCCGGGCCGCGGCGATCCGCGCCGTTGACGCCAGGGTGGCGTTCCTCGAGCGGCTGCGGGAGATGGTTGGGGGTGCAGAGTGAGCAATCCGGAGGAGCTGGCGAGGATCCTGATCGCTGAGATCGACGCCGCGATCAAGCGGGGCGTCCTGCACTACGACAAGGACAACAGGCCGCTCCGCACCGTCAAGGAAGTGCTGATCGCCCTGTGCCGCGACAAGGAGATTACCTTCCAAACGCCAGAGCAGCGAGCCGCGCTCAACTAGCCTTCCTCCGCGCCTTGCAGCGCGGTGCGTCCATAACCCGCAGCACCCCCTCCCCGCTCCACTCCCGCTATAGACGCAAAAGAGGGCCGGCCCCGAAGCTCCCGGGTCGCTCGCGTGCTCGTTGATCTCATCAGCGAATTGTCAGCCACCGGCAGGACCGCGTACATGGCGATCGGCTCCGCCGGCTGGTGCTGTACGACCATCATTCCGGGCGCTGCCCGTGCGTGGACGCCTGCCGCGGATCTTTAACGGGTTCCCGCCGCACGCCGCGGCGGTGAGCCCGAGCGCGCCGCGACCAGCATCGCGACTCCTAGTCTGCGCATCGTCTCGTCCTCCTTCTCGGTTGGTCGACCTACCGGGGATCGGCGCCCCGGCTCGCCAGGCTCCATTCTACCGCCCGCCGATCTCCGCCGCTACTCCCATAAGGCAGCTGGCGACCGCGCGCGCCTCGCCCTTGCGCATCATCACCGGCGTGGAGAGCTGCTTGTTGGTCTCGGGCTTGCCTTCCTCGCCGGCGTCTCCGGTGATCACGTGCATCACCACGTAGTCGCCGGCGTCGAACTCGGCGCCGATCGGGATTGAGCAGCGGTGAATGTCCAGCACTGCTCCCTCGCCGACGGCGTGCCCTGCGGTCAGATCGAATCGTGCGTTCATGCTCGTCTCCTTGTACGCGGCGTCACGGTCGCCGCGGAACCGCTGCGAGCGGGATGCTCGCCCTACCTCACCAGCTTCCCGTCCGCCCCGATCAGCCCCGCCTGCGCGAGGGCGATGTAGCGCGGATAGATGGCCGCCAGGATGGCCTGGCGCACCGGCGGCGCGATCACCAGC